GATCAACTTTGCCCGTACCATCAGTGTATGAAAATAGTTTGGTTCCTGCAAATGTTGAACCATTATAATATAATTGATCACTAAGTGATATTCCATTTATATCATATATGTCATATAATGGAGCTTGATTAACTGTTGATTTTTGTTGACATTGAATCCATGTAGAATCTACAGAATTAAATCTCCAACTAGTTGATTTCCGTACTGTACCAGATATGATAGTAACTTGGTTTTTATCTTGTGCAGTTTCTACAATATTAAGTGCAATGACATTTGAATTTCCCGGTCCAGTTGGTACAAAAGAAACTTCATATACGTTTTTACGAACTAAACTATTATCATCATGATTAAAAATAATTGTTTGACCAGAAAGTAATGGTTGACCATCAATAGTATAGGCTGGTTGGCCAACTATTTCAGTAAAAGCGTCAATTGTTGTATTGTCAAATAATGAAACAAAATCTAAGAATTTTGTTCCACTATTATAAAGACCAAGATTACCATAAAATTCAATAATAGGTCGTTGTGCACGAGTACTGGTATTACCGATAATTGACGTTAATTGTCCATTTTTCTCAATAGTGGCATTAATAACTTGAATATTAAACCAACGATTACTTCTAGACCATGCATTTAAATCGCGACTATTTCTATTGATTGTTAAATAATCTGGATATAATGGTACATTATTTGATTGATCCCATTCTTTATCGTCCCAATTATAATAATCCCATGGATAATATGTTCCTGGTTCATCACTTTCAACACTACGATAGTCATTGACTAATAGTAAATTGATTGCCGTACCTACACCTTCAACATAATATTCATTATTTTGATATGTTGATGGAACAGTGGTTCCTTCAAATATAACTTTAAGACCATTAATGAATGTAACACCATTTGGACTTGTATAATTTTTCTTACCTAAAATTTGATCAATGTTAATACTATTAGTAGTATTATTTTCTATTAAATTAATAACACCAACATTAAGTGGATTTGATCCATCTTGATAATACAATGTATCTAAGACTGCAGAAAGATATGGTATCAATTTAATTGTACCAGTACCATCACGATAGAATGTTCTACCAACATAAGTAGTACCACTAGTAACAGTAATCTTTTGAGAGTTTGGAATTCCAATACCTTGAGTCAACGTGACAATATTAGTGCTAATATTAACAGAAATTGAATAAAAATATGTCTGAGAACTACCGGCTTCATCATTATTATAGAACATTAATGTTCTACCATTTAACTGAGTTACACCGTCAATGTTACCAATTGATGCAGCGGTTTGACCGTTGATTTGTGCATATGTCAATGTAGTTACTAGATCAACAGTATTATTTCCTGGCAAATCATATTCTGATTGAGCATCTTTTGCTGGTACAGTAAACGTAACTGTACCAATAGAATCACCATTATTTTCTACTCCTAATACATCTCTAGTACTAGTATTAGGACTTAAACCATATCCAGATAATCCAGGAACACCCTGAATCCAAAACTGCGACGATTGATTTACTTCAAATGTATATGTACCACCACGTAATAATGTTATTGATGGATTTTTTTGTACTGAATTATTAATCGTATATCCAGTATCACTATATGTAATATTATAATTATCTGATAGATAAATTGTGTTAGTTGATACTGTTACAGCATCAGGGCCATACGGTAACCAATAGTATTGACTATAGTTTACGATCTTATCTAGATCAGCAAAACTATCCCAACTATAGTATTCGCTTTCAAACAGTCTATCATTATTATTAGTAATTGCGCCATTATTTTGTAATGCGTTTAATAGACCAGGATAATTGATAAAATCTTTGGCAGTTTGAGTTTCAGTTTTTAAGAATACAACACTAGGATCTAATTGATAGTCATAGCGAACTTTAGTTGGTTCAACTACATAACGATCAGTTGGGTTAATAGAATAACCATATTTTTGACCAATAAATCCCTCAACTCTACGTAGATCAGGTTGTTGAACCAACTGATCTAATGTGGCAGAAAGAAACTGAGCATTACTGTCAGTTCTAAAAACTTCAGGAAGAAAATCAAGTGACCGAATTTTTGTTGCCATTACATTATTCCATTAATATCATTGTAAAAATAATTCATTTTTTATATTCCATTGGAGTAATACTCCATCCATTAACTGATTTATATTTTGATTTTCTGGATATTACACTAGATAGATTTCCTTTATGTACTTGATATCTATTAATGAGTTCTGATCTAGTACATTGTACAATTCTACCATCGCGATGATAAAATGTATACAACATTGTATCATAAACTTTTTCTTTCCATTTGTCACTGGATCTGGCGATATTTAAACTATCTAAATTTTTCTTTTTTCCTTCCAAACTAGATAGTGTTTTTTTCAATGATTTTGACTTTTTATTTTGAACGCCTGGCTGATTTAGTCCTATAGTCATTCGTTCTATTCTCATTTTTTTGTGATTTTCGTTTGCCCACATATCTATAGCAGATTGGCGATTTTTTTCAATTCTATCTGAGTGATTCTGAATTTCAGATGTCGTCCCGCCATCTCCAGATTCAGGTCGCAAATTTGCCCACTCATTGCTTTTAACAATGTTCCATAGTTCACTGTAATATGATCCCCATTCTTTAAGTTCTTCTGATGTTTGACATTCTTTTAATATTTCAGTATTTACTAAATATCCATGTTTTTTTATGTGATTAAGCCAATACTTTCCAGAACCACGATATTTATGAGGGTCTTTAGATATAGTTTTTCCAAGATAATTTAATCCTGTCACCAAATGAGTTTTTTTATAAAGAAATATCGTCATTAATTATCCATTACTGTATCTACTATTTATCACTACAAAAAACGACTAATTTATCTATATTAGTCAGAACATTTAAAATTACATCGTTCTTTGTAAGGCTGATGGAGTCAATGCACTAATTACAATAATATCACTAGCTGTGGCACCATTACAGAAAATCTCACTAGGTGTACTTAAAATCTCATATAAATCACCAAATGATTGAGTAGGATCAGCAGGTACTAATACCACTGAACTTATTAATGATCCTAATTGCATATGTAGATAGGCAGTCAGTTCACTAAAGTAGAAAGTATCACCAAAATCCCAATTATTAATTATAAAATAACTATTAAGAGCAGCCAACACACTACTGCGAATTTGACTGTCACTAACTACTGTAGATGGATTCTTAATAACTTTGATTGTTCCTCGCAGTGCTGGAGCAGCTTTAGATCCAAACAATGGTTTGAAGTTGACACTATTTAAAATCACACTATCACTGATCATTTTATAACTATCTAATTCTCCATAAGCTTGTTGAAGTTCTTGAATAGTTGGTTTTGGTGGTAGTTGAACAGTTCCAGTACTATCATTGATCCAATTTTGAAATTGAGTATAATATGCTTGTGTAACCAAATACAAATCAATGATGTTTGTGGTAGCTGGATCAATTCTAGTAGTATTATCACTATTATGACGATATTGAAAGTTAATTCCACCACGACCTCTAGTAACTGCGTACGATGAAGTAACATCATTTAAAATAAGAACTGTTGGTTGTGTTCCTGGAACAACAGCCGATTGATAAAATGTTGGTACTGGATTAGTAACACTTCCATTAATACAATAGAATAGTGTTTCAGCAGGATACTCATATATAACATTTAGAACTTGATTTTGAGTTGGATATGCATATATTACTGTTCCAACTGGTAATACTTGAGTTCTATATAGATCATTAATGTCAGTGAATATTCTAAAGAATACATAAGCAGTTGAACTTGTCCCAACTATAGTATTAAAAAAATCTGGATCATATGTATATCCACTGATTAGATTAATACTACTGACAGTGATTTGATAATCATCTGGCATTCCATCACTTTGTGCTGGTTGTCCAGTTACATTTAAAATATAATCTTCGCCAAGTGTACTAGTATTAGTAGAATTAGAATTTGTTCTAAAGATATTTACAAAATCAGAAAACACTTGTCCACTACGTTGATCATATACTCGTTGTGTTCCATCAAATGTAAATCTAACTTGATCTACAGATGCAAAATAATAGTTAACATTGTTAATGGTAACCAGATATGAATTGTTAATACTATCACTGACAAATTTAACAAAGTAATCAGTTGGCGTTGGATTTGTAGGTATTGGTTGTACAATAGACCAACGTTCTAGATTAATTAAAATACTATTATCATAGTTAAGTGCAAAATTTTGTTTGAGATTTATCAAATCAAGAATTTGTGTAGTTAATACACTGTTGAAAGTATTATCAAATTGAGGAATAATTCCAGTTGGTGTTGATTGATCTGGATCTAAATATGCGCCAGTTGGTACAAATGAATTTAGAGTAACTGGTCCAACTCCTGTAGATAAATTACCATCTCCAAAATTATAACCATCTCCAATTACACCATTGACACCAACCCATATACTGGTATGATCGCCATTATAATAATTTGGTATACCTTGTTGTAATCTATTATTAACGTCAAAATAAAATCCAGGTGGACTTACAAATTTAAGTTGTGCACCTTGAGTAATATATCTCATTGAATATGTACTAAATGCGCCAAGTGATATTGGTATATTAACACCAGATGATAATTTTACATAAAAATATCCAGTTACATTTGATCCATCAAGCGTAGTTTCATTCCAGTAACATCTATGATCAACAGATTCTGTTCCTGGATAATATCCAGTATATCTTGGATAATATTCTTGATAATATTGAATAGTTGGTGAACTGCTTAAAAATGATGGTAAAGTTATTGATAAAAATTCAATAGCAAAATTAATATTTTGTGTTGAGAATGTTACATTTTTAGGTAATTGATCAGTATATAATGCACCATCATCTGCAAATACGTTAGTACTACTGTATTTTCCGGTTGGATCTAATAGATCAATATTTCTACTTACTCCAATACTACTACGATTAAGAGCCGAACTTTTGATAATACTATTATATAAAGTAAATGGGAAATTACTATAATCTTCTCCATTAACCATACGATTTTGAGTATAATAACGAGCGGGTGCACGTTCTTTGATATTAAGTATACTTTCGCGAGATTGTGCGGTATTATTAACTGTTTGTAAACTAAATGTTATAGTTAAAGTTTCATTTGTATTTTGACGACTAATATACGGAATACTGACTACGATTCCCGACATTTCACTTGGATCAATACTATAGGTTAATGAATTTCCCGATCTTACATAAGCTCTATAATTTCCAATTGGAATTTCTCCAAATACTCCATCACCAAATACATAACTTACTTGATCATTGGTTCTTGATACTACACTGAATATTGAACTAACACTATTTCCTTGACTATTATAACTAGTGGTAAAAAGATTATCAACTTTAGTCCATTGACGATTTATTGTTTCGTTACTATTTAATTGATATAACCAAGTATCAGTTTCATTGATTCCTTCTATAAATATATTTTGAAAATTGTTTTGAATTTTTTCTGAAAAGTATATATCATAACTTTGCAAGGTACCTTGTTTAAAATAGAAAAAGAATCCTGTATTTGGACTACCATATCCTAACTTATCATTTTGATACACCATGTTAAATTGACTATTAGGTGCGGGAGATATTTCATATAGATAATCTTTATTGGCGCTAGTTACACTTACTAGTTCAAAATTAACCAAATCACCGTTTACTTGAGTGGAAAACGGAACTACTGGGTTATATCCCGATGGTAAATTAATAGTATATTCTTCAGTTTGAATTCCTAAAATATCTTGTTTATTTCCTGGAAGACCTACTCTTTGACTATTAACATATGTAGCATTTAAAATAGTATTAAATTGTTCTTGCCAATTACTGTTTGCGGCATCATTCCACAACACAGTAGTATTACCCAAACTTACATTGTTAATATCAAAAATACTTTCAGTAGTACTGATTGAAGTGACTTTTACTAAACCATTGGCTTCTGTATTACGTTTTGGATTATAACTAACTAAGTTAGCTAATTTAATAACTGAATCTCTACGTTCTGCAGTATCAATAAAGTTTTCACGAGCATTTAAATCACCACGAAATGCCAGTGATTGACCCATAAATGCCATAACATCTAGAATAGCAACAAATTCACTACTTTCAATATAGTCATTAAATGATTCTGGATAATATATAGTCAGATAATCAATGAAACTTTTACGCAAAGTTTCATAGTCATAAGACATGAAATTAGCCTCTCTATAAGTTTGATAGATTCTTTTCCAATCTTGTAAACCAAATAATGCACTTTGTCTTGAACTAGTAACCATGTTTTTTTCCCGTATACTATATTTATTCTTAAAAAATCATTGTATTTTGAAGTTATTGACTTAGTTGTTGAATACTTCCATTATATCTATTCAAGAAAAAATCTGTTTTTATAACATTATTAAATGGACTAAATGCCATTTCTATCTGTAATAATACACCATTTTCTTGAATATATATACCAACACTGTTTAATATGATTCTAGGATCTAAACTTATAACTCGTCTTACTTCATCTTCTATTGCTTGTTGAGTTTCCTGTGTACTTGGTTCAAATATATATGACCATAATATAGTTCCATACGTTGGTTGTCCAACTTTATCACCTTGTTTAATACTTAATGCATTTAATAAATCTCTAATTACTAGATTTTGATCTGACAGTGCATATTTTCTACCTATTCTTGGCTGAACGGTTGTGGATCCTACTCCACCATATACACCAGGTCTAACTAATGACAATGATTGATTGACACCGACTGTTGAAAATCCTTTAAATGTTGGCATTATATTTTCCTTTTAATTTTTATCTGTTTGTTGAATCTCTGCGAGCTATTGCTTCTGCCACCGGTATGAATCGGCTTGTTCCACCACCTCGTGTAGTAATTATTTTGTTTCCATAATTGTCAATTTCAGTTGTAGTAGTAACTTCTGAAGTAGAAGTTGACGGAGATTGCGATGGTGGCGCTTGATTCTGATTAGATACTAACGCTTGATATTCTTCATTTGCCTTTTTTAAATCTCTTTCTAATCTAGATTGTTTAGCACTGCTAGATATTTTTGTAAAAAGTCCAGCATTTTCTCTTTGTTCTTTATTAATCAAAGCAATATTCTGACGTATTTGTTCTTCAAGGTCTTTAATTTTTGCCAATACTTTAGCCTGCTGATCTGATGCTGAATCATTTGAAGTAAGTCCAGATTCTGATACTTGTGGAGTTGGAGATTTAGTCAATGTCAATGGAATTGGTATTCTTGAATCTCCCATATTTGTACCAACTTTAGAAGTCAAATCAGTTTTACTAAATGTTTCAACCGCCTGAATCGCTGATTTAATTTGTCCACCCATGTTTCCAATACTCGCTAGAGCAGTTTGAATACTACTTAGTATTCCATTTGCTGTTGCGGTTATTGAGTTAATAATTTGACCAGGTAAAGCAAGAACTCCATTTACTAAACCTACAGCCGCATTCACTGTACCAGTTACTAAATTTGTTGCAGTATCTATAACTCCAGTAACAAGTCCAGTAGCGGTGTTGACAACACCGTTGACAACTCCAGTAATGGCATTAGTAGTATTATTAACTAAATTTCCAACTAAACCAGTGGGACTAGATAATGAATTTGCAGCGACTGCCGCTCCAGCAACCGCCCCAGTACTGGCAGCAGAAGTAATACTATTCTTAACATTATTAACAATGTTTGTGCCACTGTCAGTTGTAACAGTATTGACCATTGACCCAGAACCTCCAGGCAATGCATTGATTCCGCTATTAAGCGTGGTTGCAGGACCAGTAAATAAATTAGAAACTGTAGAGGTGGCAGATTTGACCACATTACTAACTCCAGATATAACAGAATCTACACCACCAGTTATAATATCTAATGATGCACCGGCTGTTTTCTTTCTAGCATCTGATAATGCCGATTCAGCTGAGCTTAATGCAATTGAATTTATATCATCTGGATTATTTCTATATGCAGTTCTAGCATCATCAAATTTAGATTGTGCAATATCCAATGCCGCCTGTGAAGATTGATATTTTGCTCCTGGAGTTGTCAAATCAGTGACACTACTTGCATTACCTTTACCACCTAATATATTTGGAGTATTAGCAGTAAGATTCTTAAATGAAGCTTCTACCGTTTTAAAAGCGCCTCTTAATGTACTTTCTAGTCCAGTCACTAAACCAGCCAAACTTTTACCTAAACTATCAACACTAGTTGAAATTGCACCTTTAATACTATTGGCTAATCCAGTAACTCCATTACTGATACTATCACTTAGTTGACCTGCAAATTTACCTCCGGCCATCATGTCTGATATTTTACTGACACCTGATGAAATTCCACTTGCAATGTTGGTTACTGCACCAATTGTTCCAGTTACCACATTAGTGACTCCTTGTGCAATTCCAGTAACTGTTCCTAGAACTCCATTAACTACTCCCGTAACAGCGTTAACACCAAAATTAGAAGCAGCTAATACTAATCCTCCTGCCTGACCTGCAGATTCTGCACCAGTTAATATTCCAGAATTTACCAAACTATTAGCGGCATTATTGAGACTGCCAGCAATAATTTGAGTTTGAACTTTACCATCAGTTAACAATTTAATAGGATCAGTGGCACCAAGATTACCAGTTACTAAACCTTGTATTGCTTTATCCATTGGCATACCTTGAGCCAATCTTGTTTGAAGTAAATCTTTTGAACCTGGTTTTATTGCCATACCAGGTCCACAAGCTTGTTCTAATGTCAATCCTCCTGGTCCATCAAGAATTCCTTCACCACGTTTAGTATCTGCAGGTGCAGAGTAAGGTGTAACTGTAATATCACCTTCAGTTATTGTTAAATTTAATCCAAACATTAATGAAACTGGTGATACAGTTGCTGATGTTCCAGTTCCTTTAATTGCTCGTGCTGGTGGCCCGCCGGCAGCCTTTGTGCTATTAGACTCAGCATTTTGACCAACTAGAGCTCTTAATGTCTGTGCATTAATACCTTCTACTGAATTATCAAATCCAGTTGGTGTAGTTACTGTATTGATAGTTGCAGGATTTGTAGGACGAGTTGGAACACTAGCACTTTCGTTATTTACTTGTGCTACTGCCGGTGTAGTTGTTGGCAGACTACTATTAGTACTACTAGAAACACTAACATCTACACCTTTTCCGCTTGCAATCCAAGGCATATGAGTTGGCGCTCTACTAGTAACAGATAGTAAAGCGTGTGGACTTGGATACATCCATCCTTTTTCTGTACTATAAGTTGTATCTGGGTGATTAACTTTTGGTATTACTGGTACCTCAGCCGGTGTTGTACCACTATTGCCACTATTTAAATATATCTTTTTTCCATTTATGTATGTGGATCCACTACCAGCCAAACTAGTAGAACCACCACCAAACAATGCCAAATCACTACCGCTTTTAACTGTATAACTTGTGCTAGCATATTGACTAAAATTGGCACCACTTCTGATATTCATATCATTATCAGATTCCATGTTTAGATTTTTACCATACAATGTAAAGTTTCTATCAGCATGTAAATTCAAATCACGATCTGCATGTAAGTTAAGATCACCTTGAGTTCTGATATTAACTGAGTTACTAGCATACATATCAACTGTACCTTCTTTACCCAATTCTATCCAACTTTGACCATTAGCATGAATGATAAACAATGATTGAGAACTATCATTCATCATTATCATATGACCGCTAGATGTTCTGATTCTTGTTAATTGATCTTGTCCCTGTAAATCACCATCGTCCATAACAAAACTATGTCCACCGGTTCTGCCAATCATTGTTAGTTTACTAGGGTCAGTTGATCCAGTGGCTGCGGCTTTGATATTACTATTATTATAACCTCCTTGAAATATCGGACCGCCCGGAGTGCTCATACCAAATACTCTACTCGGAGTTTCTCGTTGAGCACTACTACTAATAACTCCGCGTGCATTGTCTCTGATTAGACCTTGTTGAAATAAAATTGCAGCTTGATAACTATGAACTGGTTTAGGATCAGTTACTATCGTACCGCTATTAGCAAGATTGGGATTAGTAGAGTTTACTTCTCCAGTTGGTAATCTGTCAGCTCCTCCATATGTTTTAGCTTCTCCATCATTAGGAACAATTACTTTACTACTACCTATAGCTGGAGTCATACTTAATAAACCAATTTGAGGTATACATCCTATATAATAACCCTGTTCTGGTTCACCATTAATGAATATACAAAGAACTTGAGTTCCTATATCTGGTGCACTTGCCCAGAATCCATAACTCTGAGGATTTCCTACGAATTTACCATATCCATCGGTTGTTGATCCTGATCCTGCTACTCCACTTACTCCTGATAAACCACAAAATGGGCTAAGATAGTTAACTTTAATCCAACTTCCTCCATCATTTGGTGAACTAGATGAACTTAGTTTTGCAATATATACGTATACTGCCCCACTATGAGTGGGATCAACATTGTTCTTAACAATTCCAATAACTGGTTCTTTAATTAAAGTTGATTGTCCGCCACGATCACTTTCAAAGTTTGCTGGGGTGCCTTCTTTTGGTGCATCTATTGCCATTTTATTTTCCTATTTACCATTATTTGTAATTATCACTTTTTGCCAGAAAGTCTTCATTTTATATCTTTATCTAAGTCTCCATGGAGTACCGTCAGCAGTAACTCCAAGTCCTTCTTTTTCTGCTGCTCGCGCCGAGGCAGCTGAGGCTGCATAATCGTAAGGCGTATTATCTGTATTTGGCGCATCAAGTGCAGCTCTATTATTGCGAGCCGTGAAAGTTCTATCATCACTTGCAAATTCTTGTCTACCAAGTTGTCCAGTAACTATGACGCCCTGAGAATTGTTTGAGGGAGAATTTTGTGCCAATTGACTTTGTGATTCTATCAAAGACGCATCTGTGGTTGCTCTCGCATCAGCCGCTATAAAATCACCAGTAGATAATGTTGGTCTAGTCGTACCATCAGTACCAGTATTAGTACCACTTGGTGTTGTAGAAGATTCTCTACCATCGGCGGAAGAATTTGAGTTTTCGGTAACTAATAAATTTGACGGGACAACTTGCATCTCTAATGTTTGAGTAAATGATCCTTTTAAAAATAAAGATGTCACATGCGATACTGTAAAAATTGTACCTTTAATATTAAAATTTCTTGTTCCTGGGCTCATTGTCAATACTTGATCGCTTACATCCATTAATCCAGTATTTAAATAATCATTAGCAGTATTAAATATAACTTGAACTAGTAATTGTCCATCAAACATTGTTGGTCCCAAATCAGCTGCTGTACCACTTAATGATTTTACTTTTGGATTTGCTTTAAATCTAGATTGAGCAACAGCATTAATTCCAGTGCTTGTTAAAATCCAATCCGGATCACCCATAATTTTCATTGTAACTTTATAAGCATCATTTGGACTATATAATTGTGCTCTTACGTTTTCTTGCGGAACAGTTTCATTATTAATTCCAACTCCCCCTGTACCACTTTGTGAACCACCTTGATTTGCGCTTGGTATTGGTTGTTTAGCTAAACTAGTATTAGATTCCGTAATTGCATACCCAGTCTGATTAAGAGTTGAACTTTCTGGAATAAAATATAATGCATTGTAACTAAGTTCATAATTTAAAACTTGAGTATTTTCTCCAGTTAAAAAATAGTTATAAACTTTGTGTGCACCATTAAATTTACAAAAATTTGTAACGTTATTTGACTTAATATAATATATAATATATGGTTTTATTTGATATTTTATATTAAAAGTCCAATAATTTGTCTTTTTTTCAAATGACTTAGTTGTAACAATTGGATTTATACTAAACCATTTAAATTCTTGTTTTGATGTATTTTTAACACTGCCAGTTTCTGGTTTTTCATTGTTTAATACTTTTAAAGCATTTGAAACATAACTACTTTTAGATATAATATCATCAATGATTTGTACAATCTCAGTTCCACCTTTGAAACCAACCGATTTTATATTACTATTAAAAGTTTGTTGCTTAAACTGTTCCGCAATGTTTGATTTAGATGTATTTGATGAAGCACCTGATCCAGTATTAGTTTTAGCATCAGATTCTGACAATTTTGCCGTAGCTATCAGACCATTTGGATCAGATTTATTTTTTTCGTCCAAGAATTCTATTTCATAAGTATGTGACTGTTCAGTTTTATTTGAAGATTCTGTTAATTTTTTAGTCTGACTATTGAGTTCTGACACTAAAGATTTAGAGTTTGGACCTTTTGATCCCATAAGAACTTCACCTACAGTTGAACCATTAATATTTAGGGGATTTTGAGTTACTCCGATTATAGTTCCCAGAGAAGCTTGAGGTGCAGCTTCTTGTAATTCAATATTATATGTAGTTGAATTTCCATTTACTTTAAACTTAAAATCATTTATGGCAACAACAACATAACGTTCTATTACACTATTGTCATCAGAAAATCCATTGCTATAGTTTTTTACAAATCCGCTCTTAGATGTTACCAAATTTCCTTGTGTATCATAACCATAATATCTAATACCTAAAATATAACGCATAAGTCTATGATTAAAGTTATCTTCAGTAACTCCTTTCATCAATGGACTTTTTTTTGAAATTTTTAACGCCAATTTTTTCAATTCTTCAGTAAAATTAAATCCATATGGTTCTATAATTTTTAATTTAATTCTAGACCCTTGAGCAACAGAGGTTGCTGCAGTATTAGGAATAGTTGTTTTGAATTCCAATGAATCAATAAAATAATCTAATCCCATTTGATTTGGGCCTGGATTGCCACTACTAGTTATGGCACGACTATCAGCGGAACTTATTCCTCCTGATTGAGCAACAATATAATATTTTGATCTGTCTGTTGGAGTTTGTCCTGTTTCTGCATATGTATTAGCGTCTTCTGGACTAATAGCATATAATACAATTGAATATGTATAACTACTAAAATTATTAAGTGGATTATCAGTGCGATTGTTAGAAAAATCAGAACCAGCACTATTAGTTGATTTTTGTCCTGTATTTTGTGTACTGGATGTATTACTTTGACCTGAAGTTGAGGATGGGGCCGCATTCGTACCCGATGGAGCACTGTCATCGGATGACTTATTTGAATTAAAGGTCATATTATAATCCTAATGAAGCAACAATTACATCTTGTTTAGGAATGTAAATAAATACACCCTGAACAAAATCAAACAATGGGTCTTTTAATTTATTTGGATTTCTTTGAGCAAACACCCACCACAATCTACTATCATTATAAAGATCACTGGCTAATAAATCAGGTCTTAAATTATAGATTGAAGTAATTTCCCAATAAACATCAGTTGGATCTGATGGTATAGGTCTGTTTATCATTACATCTAAAAATATTCCATTGACAATATCTGAATTGAAATACGGGCTAGTTTGTGGATATAACATTACCAAAGTCCTCCGCCAGTGCGTGAAAAGTTTGCAGTTCCTTTTAATAACGAACCATTTGCATACTGTTTTAAACTAAATTGATTACTCATTGTATTTCTAGATACAATAGGTATACAAGATAGTTGAATAGTGATTTTTGCTGGTACTCTTGTTACTTCATTAATATTTTTACTAGTAACAAATGTCGGAGGAGGAGGTAATCCACCTTTTCCAATATTACCAGCCAATGTTCGTAATCTATCTAATGGACTAAAAAAACTTGCTATTTGAGGCATATATGGTGCCATGTTTTGTCCACCAATAGATACACTATTGTTTGTCGGATAAGCATTAACATAATCTACATCATTTGGAAAAGTATAAGTAAAACTGGTAATAGCCACTGGATGCATATCAAATTGATATTGTCCAAATCCAGTTAAGTAACACAATGGTGGTGGAACTCCTCTAGCTGGATTTTGATCTTGACCATAAAACATCTTAGTAACTGATCTAAAAAAATGTATTACTGCTAATACATAATTTGCTTCTGCGCTGTCTTGAACTGTAAAATCTCCAGTTATACTAATATTTTCAACGCTACTATTTTTATAATTATAAACTTTATAGTTAGTATGAACTAAATCAGTCGCATTATAATTAGCAGTATATGCAAGATTTATCTGTGGACTATATGGAAAAATAACTCCATTTGTGGCCATTAAAGGTTTTAATATTCCTGGACTTGAATCTTTATACAAATAAGTTGCTCCCGGAGCCAAACTTATTCTAAAACGCCAATCTTTTGGTGATCCTATACCAGATTGTTGATTTCTAGTTGGTAACGTAGATGTACCAGTATTCTGACCAGCCTGAAGTTCTGCTATTTTATCTCCAAGTGGATCATCAGTTGCAGTTAAATCTAATGTAGCTACATATCTATCTGAACTGTCAACTGTTATTTGTTCTTCTGGAAAACCAGATTCAAAACCAGGATCAACAGACTGAAATTCTTCGTATTCAACAATTTCTCGTTGTCCAACTCCTCGTATATTTACTACAAGTCCTCCATCTGTAGTATACCCTTCAGTTGGTTGTTGATCAGTCGGAGAGTCTTCATCTGATTGAATCAATCCTTGTTCTGCTAATAGATTTAGTGCTTCGGTACTGGTCAAATCAGAAATAATAAGTTGTGGATTTCCACCATCAATTAAACTTTGATTATATGATTCCAAAAAATTTAATTGACGTTGATTGAATACAAATACTGGTTCGTCGTTCGGTGTTGTTTTAGTAGGTTCCGCTGTGGGTCCACCGGCTGCTAGACTGTCTGCTGGTACAGGAGTATCTAATGTTGGAACAATATTAGATTCCGTGGGTATTGAAGTAAGAACTGGCGCTGGATTTGGACTTGGCTGTTTTGCGGCTGCAGATCCTGCTTCTTTTGCCTCAGCCTCTACTTGTTGTTCTGTTGGAAGAGGACTAGTAGTTTGCGGAGACTGTTGAACTTGTCTGGCAGCCAGATTAAAATTAAAAGACTGTACACTTAAATCCGTTGCTTGACTATTTAAAGGATCCAATTCACTTCTTGTGACCTTAAGAGCATCAGTAGCCTGTTGCAACGCAACTCTTGCCTGATAAGTTTCTTCTACAGATGCATTTGATTTTTGTAGAGCATCTGCTTTTTCATATGCAAGTTTCTCGGCCTCTTCTTGAATCTTTACTTGAGTCGTAAGTTCTTTATATTTGTCACTATTTACAATATTATTGCGAGCATCATTAGCAGCCTGAGCATCTGTTTTAAATTTCAAGTATTGTGCAGTTTTTTCGGTCGGTGATGTGGCCATATAGTTGTCTCCGGTATTACCCTAAATAGAATACCTCTACTACTATTTAGCGTAGAATAATAGTCGTATTTTTTCACCAATCTTCCAAATTCACTTGACTTACACAACATTACGTTGTATAATTGCAACATATTAACCTTAAAGAGCATATGATCCCAATAAAAACCCCAGCAAAAAAGAACTATCTAAACAATAAAGATATTTTAAAAGAAATACATTCAAGTAAAAATTCATATTGTCAATTTGAAATACCAGATGATCATCAATATGACTTTATTGTAGACTACGAAGATAATAATAATCTAGAACGTAGTTTAGAATATACCAGTAAACCAGAAACTATTCAAAAAGCTAAAGAAAATCGTGCCGCAAGACTGAGCCAAGTAGTTGGTCCAGATGGTGTCAAGATCAAAACAGAAAAAATTGATCCAGAAACCATTAAAACTACAGATTTGGTCTTTAGAGTCATGACTTGGGATCATATACCAGTGGCTCCAAAACAACCAAGAAAGAATTCCAAACCAAAATCAGCAAAAGAAATCTTTGATTTTGAACCAACAGAAGATATTCTATTTGAAGATTTGGAAGACAAAGGTTTAGCAAAAGAAATGGGTCTAGATAATATGGTTCACGTTCGTTTAAACTTCCCTCCATTTCAACATTTCAAAATCAATGATAAAAATTCACTAGTTTGTGTTGGTAAAAGTCATTGGATTGGTGATTTGAAAACTGGAGATTTTTCAAAAGATCATGGCCAAATTACAAATAAATTGGCTAACATGTACTTGAAACTATGTGAAAAGTATTCATTAAGATTCAATTGGCGTGGTTATACCTATGTAGATGAAATGCGTGGGGCAGCCATTTTACAATTAACATACGTTGGTTTACGTTTCAATGAAGCTAAATCACAAAATCCATTTGCCTACTATACAGCCGCTATTACTAATAGTTTCTGTCGTGTTCTTAATACAGAAAAACGTGTTCAAAACATTAGAGATGATATTTTGGAATCTAATGGGTTAAATCCCAGTTTCACTCGTCAACATAGTTTAGATAGCGAAAGAGAAAAAAGACGTAATATTGGTTAATCACTCCGAAAATATTGATTAATCAATTTTCATACTGTATAATCACTAGATGACAAATTTATTTAAAAAAGCAGCTGCATTCACTGATATACATTGGGGTTTGAAAAACAATTCAATACAACATAATACGGATTGTACAAACTTTGTTGATTGGTTTATTGAAACTGCTAAAAAACAAAACTGTGAAACCTGTTTCTTTCTAGGTGATTGGCATCACAATCGTGCCGCTATTAACATTCAAACTCTACAGTTTAGTCTTAGAGGTCTTGAAAAGTTAAGTGCGGCATTTGATAAAATATACTTTATCGTGGGTAATCACGATATGTTTTATAGAGATAAAAGAGATACTCATTCAGTAGAATGGGCAAAACATCTTCCAAATGTCATTATTATAGATGAATGGTTCACACAGGGAGATGTATCTATCATTCCGTGGATCGTTGGAGATGAATGGAAACGTCTTAAAAAGATGAAAGGGAAATATGTATTCTCTCATCTAGAACTTCCAAATTTCTTTATGAATGCCATGATTCAAATGCCAGATTATAAAGAAATTCAAAGTGAACATTTACATGGATATGAAGCCGTATTCAGTGGTCACTTTCATAAACGTCAAAAGAAAAATAACATTACTTATATTGGAAATGCTTTCCCTCATAACTATAGTGATGCTGGTGATGATAAACGTGGTATGATGATGTTAGAATGGGACAAAGAACCAATGTATTTTGGTTGGCCTAATGCTCCCAAATATCGTGTATATAATTTAAGTGATGTACTTGATGATCCAGCTGGCTTGTTATTACCTGATAGTTATGTTAAAATCAATTTAGATATTGATATCTCATTTGAAGAGGCAAGTTTCATTCGTGAAAAACTAATGCCAGAACATCATCTTAGAGAACTTACATTAATACCAATCAAACGAGATTTTACAGACAATAATCCAGATAATACAAATACTCAATTTGAAAGTGTAGATACAATTATTCAAACACAAATTGAAAGTTTGGAAGTAGGGACATTTGACAAGAAGTTATTATTAGACATTTATAGAAACATATGATTACACTAGGCGTATTAACTCTTAAGAATTTTCTATCTATTGGGGCGATTACCCAAACAGTTAATTTCAATAATCAAGACCTAACATTGATTCTAGGTGAAAATCTAGACTTGGGCGGCGATGGTGCTAAGAATGGTACTGGTAAAACCAGTATCTTACAGGGATTATCATATTCCTTGTTTGGTGGCGGTATCAATAATATCAAGAAAGACAATTTGATTAACAGAACCAATGGTAAAGCCATGGTTGTTACATTGTCATTCTCAGTTGATGATATTGAGTACCGAATTGAACGTGGACGTAAACCTACATTTTTGAAATTTTATGTAAATGATCAAGAAATGGCTAGTGAAGAGACCAATGATAGTCAAGGTGACAGTCGTGAAACTCAGGACGCTATTGAAAAGGTCTTACATATGAGTAGTGACATGTTTAGACACATTGTTGGTCTGAATACTTATAATGAACCATTTCTATCACTCAAAGCCAATGATCAACGTGTTATCATTGAACAGTTATTGGGTGTTACTATCTTATCTGAAAAGGCTGATGCCATTAAGATACTGAACAAACAGACCAAAGATGATATTCAACAAGAAGAGTATCGTATACGTGCGCTTGAAGAAGCCAATAAACGAATTGGCGAGCAGATTGAGAATCTCAAACGCCGTCAACGTTTATGGCAAACAAAGCATGATGAAGATTTGAACAAACTGGTCAACGAATACGATGAATTAAGCAAGATTGATATTATTGTTGAACTACAGTCACATAAAGATCGTTCCATTTATCTATCTTGTTTAGAGAAAAAAAATAATTACGACAATCTTGTTGCAAAACAAAAGATATGGAAGCAAACACGAGTCAATGATATCAAAGCGTTAGGAGAGAGACTTGAAGTCTTGAATGCAATTGATATTGAGATGGAGTTACAATCTCATAAAGACCTTGCTGTGTACAATCAACAGAACGTTGAACAGACAGCGTTAAAAAAAGAAATAGACCGTATTCACAACGAGACGATCAAACAATCAAATATCACTTTGAAACTAGGCAAAGAGATGATGACGCTCAATGAGAACAAATGCTATGCTTGTGGTCAAGATTTTCATGATAACAGTCACAGTGCGGTATTGCTGGCAAAGAACGAAGCATATGATTCATCAGTAGATCGTGAACATCAATTGTTAGATGAATTAAAAAGAGTAGAAGAATTGATTGTTGAACTTAATGACAAGCCAGTTCCACACTACAAGACAGAGAGTGAAGCCATTAAACATAGCTACACAGTCATAAACTTAAAGATAGAGATTGAGAACTTGCGTCAAGCGGAAGACCCATACATTCTACAGATCATGGATATTTCTGAGAGCGAGATTGTATGTGGTGAAGAACCAGTCACACACTATAAGACTGAATCAGAGGCTATCAAACATAGTAGTCGTGTTGAGAGTTTGTTGGATCAAATTTCCAACAAACATGACGAAACTGATCCATATATAGATCAAATCTCTGAAATGGAACGTGAAGCCATTCAAACTGTATCATTTGATCATATTAATGAATTGACTAGACTTATGCAACATCAGGAATACTTGTTAGACTTATTGACAAGCAAAAAATCTTTTGTTCGTAAAAAGATTATTGAACAAAATTTAACTTATTTGAACAGTCGTCTATCATTTTATTTGGATTCCATGGGTTTACCACATACAGTTGTATTTCAGAATGATTTAACAGTTGAAATCACTGAGCTAGGACGTGAGTTAGACTTTGATAATCTAAGTCGTGGTGAGCGTAATAGACTGATCCTTGGGCTATCCTTTTCATTCAGAGATGTATACGAATCATTATACAGTCCTATCAATGTATTATTTGTTGATGAGTTGATTGATAATGGTTTAGATACTATTGGTGTTGAAAACAGTATTGCACTACTCAAAGATATGGCACGTAGACGTAACAAATCAGTTTGGCTTGTATCACATAGAGATGAACTAACAAATAGAGTGTCTAGCGTACTTAAAGTTATTAAAGAAGGTGGTTTCACATCATATGAAACTACTACAGAAACAACAGTATAAAATATTTAAATTTAACAATAAAGAGATAAGTATTACCATGCCAAGTAAAAGTAAAAACAAAGGAAGCGGGTTTGAACGTGAAGTATCCAAATTTCTCTCAGAGTTATATGGAGAGAACTTCATGAGAGCGCCTGGTTCTGGAGCTTATACTGGTGGCACTAATAGTCATCGTAAACAAATATTACATGAAGGACAAATTAGAAACTTCAAAGGAGATATTATTCCTGGTCAAAGTTTTCCATTGTTCAATTGTGAATGTAAGTTTTATGCTGATTTTCAATTTCATCAACTATTTGACGAATCCAAACAATTAGAAACGTGGATAGATCAATTGATGACCGCTAGTGATCCAGATGATTTCAATATCTTATTAATGAAGTTTAATCGTAAAGGTCGCTATGTAGCAGTACAATCCAAGACCGCTATTCTACATCATCAGAAACAACAAACTGGGATATGGATGGATTTAAATCATGTAACCTATTCAACTAGAGTATATGGTGCTTGGAATATATACTCGTTTGAACCATTTTTTCAGAGATATGGATATTTGGTCAAACTACTCTCATCTAATCAACAATCTACAAAATACTCAACTGACATCAAGTCTAACAACACTTTAAACACAATCTAAAACTACACTAAACAGAGCAAGGCACATGAAACATCATGTAGCCCACAGGTCAAACAATTACCTGTCTAATATAACTAGAAACGTTACAGACAATCCGACCACTGTCTGTGGAGTAAGACCAAAGCGTGGACAATACTAAGCGCAACTAGTCTCTAAACGTAACCATCCTCTCGGAAGGAATTTTACTGCGTCAACAGATCAATGACAAATTGTAGTAGGGTTTTATCGGTGCTTCGGCGAACGTTCTTCCCCCAGAGAAAATATCTGGTTTAATAGAAGAAAAAGAGGGGGGTGATTGTAATTTATTCAGTGAGTTAAATAATTTTACTTATATAGATATCTAAGTAATGGGTTGTATCGCTACGCTCAACAACCCGTATTGTGTCACATCGCTCGTTATCACTCGCTAGCAGTGACACAAAACATCTTTTACGTATATAATTTCAAAGACATAAAAGAAAATGCCAGTGTACCGATAGGTCACTGGCGGATGAACTAGTTCATCCATTTGTATTAAAAGAATGGTAATTTAGTTTTCTTAGTAGTTTCCATATGTTCATCAATGATAACATTTAGATTGTCAATTTCCATATGACTCATATTTAAGATATCAACGTAATCAATGCCACCTCGCATATACCAAGCCAATTTTTGTGCATTGAAGGATATATTCCAACGTTCCTTTTCCATATCATCTGTCAGCTTCCTAATCTCGTCAGGATTAAGATTAAGAAGCCTTAGGCGAAAAAATCCGTAACATTTAATACAATTTTTTGTTGATATTCATGTTGACATTGAGGACAATGAACATTAATTGGTTTAAGTTCACTTGCCTCTCGTAATTTTATACTATAATCTTTAATTGTGTTATTAGTTTCTCTATCACAGTTATTTAAAAATTCAATAATATATTCTTTTTCTGTAACTGTTAATTCTGGAGTTCTAATATAATCAATGGTATCAGATATAACTTTTATAACCATATCATTTAATTTTTTAAGTGTATTATTCATTGCAATTTGTTTTTCTTCATCTGAATAAGAATCCAAATTCATTAATGCTCTTTGAATATCCATTTGATCTAATCCATTTTTATTGGTATCTTCAAATGTTAATGGTTTAAATTTTATTTCTAATTCTCTAATTTTTAATACTTGATTGTAGTTTACATCTTTCATATCTGCCAACATTGGCATCAAATCAATATCATATTCAGTTTTTTCATTACATGATGGACATTCTGAATCTATAGACATTTTACCATTATTTGCAGCGGCTCTAATAGCTATTAGTACGGCATCTAAGTCAACGTTATTTAATTTCCATGGATCTAACACATTTGGAATACAACTTTTAATCAATTCAATAACAGCCGCACCATTAAATAATCCATCTGGTGTTCTAATAGTCATTTCATCAATAGCGGTCATTGGATAAACAGGCAATTCTCCATTTATCGGAATATCTACAACTCCTGGCAAATAATATTTCCCTTCACTTGGAAGTTTGAAATATAAACATGGGCGGCGAAAATACTGTTTTAATGGGTTATTGGCTAACATTTTGGTTCCTTTTTAACGATAAAAATAGTAGAATAAATACTTATAAGTGCACTGATTCAGACACTATTTAGTGAGCAAAAATGGCCAATAATAATTTAGATAACATCAATATTGATAATTTAAAGTCTTTCAACGATATACTTCGTTTGAATACTGCTGGAATGACAAGTTATGAACGTGGTCAACAAAAACTAATCAATGAAGAAAAAGATCAAGAGAAAAAATTAGCGAAATTAATTGATTCTGGAGAGAAATTTGGACAAGAGTTAATTGGTATTGGAAAAAGTTTAACTACTGGTTCTAGTAGTTTTGGTCCGTTAACAAAAACAATAACATTACTAACATCACTAGCTAGTGGTATGGCTAGTAAATTTGGTAGTGTTGGTAAAGCTGTTGGTCAGGCAATTAAACTTGCGGGAAAAGTTGCCAATACAACTATTGAAACATTTGAGAAAACATATACTGGATTTGAAAAACTTAGTCAAAGTGGTTTAGTAAGTAGTTTTGATGAAATAGATGATATATCATCATCTACAATGATTACAATAAATGATTTATCTGAACTTCTTGAAGGACAAGGTCAAATATTATCTTCTTGGAGTGGTACTGCATTTAACGGGATTCAAGAATTTAAAAAATTATCAGGATCATTATTAACTTCACGAGTAGATTTTCAATTACTTGGAATTACGACTAAAGAATTAGCTGCAAGTCAGATAAAGTATATGGATTATGAAAGAAAAATTACCGGAGAACGACAAAAATTTGATGCAAAACATATTGAAAGATTTAAACAATATTTAAACAATATTACTGATATAAGTATAATGACTGGTGAACGAAGAGAAGAAGTTCAAAAAGAAATTGATGCCAGACAAGAAGAGGCTAGTTATAGAATATTTGTAGGAAAACGAACTATAGAACAAAATCTAGCAGATAACAAATTACTTGAAGTAACTAAATTTGCATTTGGACCAATCACTGAAAAAGGTATTAGAGATTTAATGGTTGGTCTTAAACAAGGAGTCATTGCAACATCAGATGAGGCTGATGTTGTCAGACAACACTATGGTAGACTTGGCATAGATATTCTAGCAGATTTACAAAAACATATTAATTCCCCATTGGGTCAAGTTAATAATGTAGTAGATACCATGAAAAGAACCAATGTAAAAAATGTACAGGTTATAGGGAATCAAGCAATGATGGCCGGTGATACACTAGATAGTAAAGTTGCAGTTGAACTACGTAAAGGTGCTCAATTTGCCAAATTAAATCAAAAAGATATAGAAGATATGATTCAGGCGGGTAAAACTAAACCACCAACCACAACAGATGAAGCTTTAGCTAGAGCTAGAATTGACATGGGTGACAACAATTTGACAATTCAAAGATTGTCAATGAGTATTCCATTGGTTACTAAATCAATGAGATTAATATCTAAGGCAATGAATTCATTAATCAAAGGGGTTTTTAATCAAGTTGGAAAAAATATACCTGAACTTTTAATTGTAATGGAAGATCAAGATAATGTACGAGACAAAATAACAGATTCAATTACCGAGTTGGCTGAATATAATAAAAGACAAATTAAAGCTCAAGAAAAAATAAATGCTAGAAAAGCAGCTGGAAAAAGCGGTTATTTTGTAGACAAATCTGATAAAAAAGAAATAGAAGATACTAAAAATTTAATTATATTAGAAAATATTAATCTTAGAAATTTGGAAAAAAGAGAAAAAGAACTTGCTGCAAAAAAATTAGAACTTGAAATACTAAAAGGATATAAAACCGAGGCGGAAAGATCGCGACCTAATTCATCATCCTCATCTCAATCTGGCGGATCACCGTCATTTAAGGGTCCTCAAAAAGAATTTTTTCAAAATATATATACTGCAATATATTCAGAAGCAAAAAAAGCTGGAGTTCCAAATCCTGAAGCTATTGCAATGTTGGGAGCAACACAATCAGCTTTAGAAACAGGATATGGTAAGAGTTTAGGTGGTGGAAATAACTATTTTGGTATAAAAGATTTTAGTGGAAAAAGAAAGAATTCTCAATCTACTCAAGAATTTATTAATGGTAAAATGGTAACTATAAACCAGCCATTTATGACTTATAGTAATATGAATGAATCTGCAGCAGATTATGTAAGATTACTTACTTCAAACTCCAGATATAAAGATGTGGTGGCGGCAAAAACTGCATCAGAGGCTATAGCTGCTCAGGGTAAATCTGGATATGCAACTGATCCAGATTATGCTAAAAAATTAAGTTCAATATATTCTAGCGCAATTTCAAAAGAAAACGAAAATAATCAGAATGGTCAGGCTGCCAACTCAAAAGACTATCAAGGATTGAATATAGGTGGTAAATATCCAGGAGAAGCAATTGCCGGTGGATCAGCGAGTAACAACATAATTGCTCTTGCCAGAAAATTTCAAAATATGTATCCTGGTGGAACATTTAGCGCATTCAATGATACAATGAAACGAGGCACTACAGCACATAAAGATGGATTGGCATTTGATTACACCTTACAGGGAGTACCAAGAGGAGGAAAAATATCAAAAGCAATGAGTAAAGAAATAACTGATTTCTTAAAAAATTCAGGTGCTTCAAAAGCAATAGATGAATATAATGACCCATCTAGCCAAGCGACTGGCGGTCACATACATGCAGAAGTAACCGCCAGAACTGGTGGTATATTTGATGGTCCAAGTACTGGGTATCTAATTGAATTACATGGTCGTGAACGAATGATGATTATACCTGATAATGATGGTAATAGTAATATGTTTTATGGTAAAAAACAAAAACAATCTGACAAATTATTAGCTAATTTAATTAGTATGATTGACTCAAACGTTGATGAAATGATAAATTTAATGAATGATAAAATATCATTACAAGAAAGAATGAAATCCTCTTAATCTTTATGAGAAAATAATATGTCCACAATTGACAATTTTAATTCAGAATTAGAACAAACTATTAGTGAGTTATCTAGTTTTAATAAAATTTTATTAAAAAATTCTAACACCAATCTGATTTTAACATCAAATGCTGCAAAAGTTGCAGCGGAAGAAGAAGAATCGGCCGAAATGCTTAAAAAACTTAAGGGAGTTACCAAAAACGCAACTGCTCAGTTTGGGACATTCACTAAAAGTTTATTGAATAGCGGCTCAAGCTTTGAACCATTAGCGGCAATTGTAGAGTTAGTTTCTAGCACTATGGGAAATTTTTTGGGAATATTTGGTCCAATTGGAGCATTTTTTGGAGCAGCTTCCGAAGCAACTGGCGCTGTTGCGGCTCATTTGATCAGATCAATGGATAAAGCATATGCTTCATTTGAAAAAATGAGTCAGAATGGAGTTGTTTCTAGTTTTACTGATATGCAAAAAGCTGGAGTTTCATTAGGAATGAGTATTTCAGAAATGGAAACATTGTTCACTAAAAGTTCAAAAGATATCGCTTTACTTGGAGGTTCAGCTGCGGGCGGTAGAGCTAAGCTTGAAGACTTAGGAATTCATAGTAGAGAAACAAGAAAACGAATGCAAAGATTAGGAATTAGTGCAACTGATTTTACAGAATTTCAAATTAGTGCACTAAATCAAAGACAAAGATATCAGGGCACTCAAATTAAAATTGACGATGATGCTGTAAAAATAACTGAAAATTATGCATTAGAGCTAAAAACATTAGCAGATTTAACTGGAATGTCTATCAGACAACATGATGAATATAATAAAAAATTAATGGATAGTGCTGAATATGTATTTGGTATACAAGGAAGAACAGATTTATCTGAACCAGTTAAAAAGTCAGTAACAAATTTCTTACATATTTTAAATGCATCTAGTCCAGAACTAGCAAAAATGACTTTAGGAGGATTGTCTAATTTTGGAATAGGAAGAACTCAAGCTGAAAAGGATTTTTTTAGTCAGATGGCAGCAGCAGGAACCGATATGATGAATCTTACAAAAGATTTAACATCTGGAAAAATAGACGAGTTTCAGGCAGTTCAAAAAACGATTGACACGTATAAAAGAATGGTATCTTATGCAGAAAAAACAGTCGGCGTAATAAATTCAGATAATCCATTATATGCAGTATACACTCAAATGCAAAAATTCATCACTGAAAAAGATGGATTAACTAAACAACAATATGAGGAACAATTAGATAAAAATAAAAAGATTGCAGCAGAATCTACTGGTTTAAATACTGAAATCGCAGATACTAAAACATACATGAGAGATACTAGTATTAGAATGGAACAATTAGCTACTAGTAGTGAAACCGTTGCAACATTGATGAATGTTATGAGCGATACAATGAAAGATTTTATGGATGAATTAGCTAAGATGGTTGGAAAAGGAGGACCAAAATCTTTGGAAATTCAGCGAGAATTAAACAGTGTTCAAAAAGAAATTAGAAATTTAAAACCACCAACAGAAAAAGATATATTAGAATCTTTGATTACTAATATGGGCACTTCAGTTGATGATGAATCAAAAAAACTTTTAAAAAAGTATGACGAAAAATTAGCAGAATTGAAAAAACAAGAACATAATTTAAAAATAAAAAATTATGCCAATGAAATAGAAGAAAAAAGAAAAAATATAAATGATTTTGATGAAACAACTAGATTACAGATAGAAGAATATCAAAAAAATAATCCAACTCAACCAAAAACTTCATCAACAACTCAAATAACTCCATCTACTGCAGTAGCTTCGACAGTAACATCACCTGCAGCTCCAACAGCAGCATCGGCAGTAACATCATCTGCGACAAACTCCAGTGCATCTACTGGCTCAACAAGTAAACCAACTGTTGCGGCAACATCTGTTGCTCCAAAAAATAATTTACCGCAATCTCCCTCAGCCACACCTCAGTCTGAATTAATATCTGATACTGGTTTTGCAGCTAACACCGGTGGAATTGTACAAAATACAAATGAATCCGATCAATCTGACAAAGGAACAAATGTTTCTCAAAGATCATTACCAGGATCATTGAATATTGCAACTCAAGATAATAAACATATAGAAAATATGTCTATGAATCTTAATGATAAATTTGCTCTTTTAATTGATTTACTAGAATCAAGTAACTCAATGACTAAAAAGAAAATGCAAGCAACAATGGCTTAATTGATAAATACTAGACATTGAAGATGAGATATGTCATACAAGAAAAAATTTACTAATAAACACGGATCACTAAGTCCAATTTCAGGAGCCAACAGTAACGAAGGTTCTTGGAATGGCGGAGCTGGTATGAATCAATCACCAACAGGTGGTTGGGATAATAATTTTGCCTTTAGAAACTATCAAAGTCGTTTACCAGAAGTATATACTGGTCATCCAAATCGTATTGAACGATATAATCAATATGAAATGATGGATTGTGATCCAGAAATCAATGGATGTTTAGATATTTTAAGTGAATTTTCTACACAGTTAAATGAACATAACAAAACTCCATTTGATATACACTTTAATGGTGAACCAACACAAACTGAAGTAGAGTTGATTGGTAAACAATTACAACAATGGTGTAAATTAAATGAAATGGATGTCAGAGCATTCAAAATATTTAGAAACACTGTAAAATATGGTGATCAAGTATTTCTACGTGATCCAGAAACATTCAAATTGTTTTGGGTTGATCCAACTAAAGTAGTTAAAGTTATTGTAAACGAAAGTGCAGGTAAATTACCAGAACAATATGTAGTTAAAGATATCAATCCAAACTTACAAAATCTAACGGTAGCAGAAAAGACCAGTACAGATTTTCAAGCACAACCACCAACTGCTGGATATAGTGCACCATATTCATATACTGTACCAAATGAACCATATGGTACAACAGGTACACGTTTTAGTTTAGGTGTTAATGAAATGGCAATTGATGCCAAACATGTTGTACACTTATCATTGACAGAAGGTCTAGATCGCTATTGGCCATTTGGTCAAAGTGTATTAGAAAATATTTTCAAAGTTTATAAACAAAAAGAATTGTTAGAAGATGCGGTTCTGATCTATCGTGTTCAACGAGCACCAGAACGTAGAATTTTTAAGATTGACGTTGGTAATATGCCAAGTAATATGGCTATGGCATTTGTCAATCGTATTAAAGATGAAATTCATCAACGTAGAATTCCAAGTATTCAAGGTGGTCAAAGTATTGTTGATGCTACTTACAATCCATTGTCAACAAATGAAGATTATTTCTTCCCAGTAACAGCCGATGGTCGTGGATCTAGTGTAGAACTTATGCCCGGTGGACAAAACTTGGGTGAGATTGATGACTTACGTTACTTCAATAATAGATTGGCACGTGGTTTACGTGTTCCAAGTAGCTACTTGCCAACTGGTCCAGAAGATAATCCAACACCATTAAGTGATGGTCGTGTTGGTACCGCTATGATTCAAGAGTTTAGATTCAATAAGTATTGTGAGCGATTACAAGGTTATATGAGCAAAAAACTCAATGAAGAGTTTAAATTGTTTATGCGTTGGAGAGGATTTAATATTGATAGTGGATTGTTTGACATTCACTTTACTCCACCACAAAACTTTGCTAGTTATCGTCAATCAGAATTGGATACATCTAGAGTTCAGACATTTACTACTATGGCAGCTTTACCATATATGAGTATTAGATTTGCCATGGAAAGATTCTTGGGATTAAGTCAAGAAGAAATCAAAGAAAATCAGAAATTATGGAAAGAAGAGAAATCTGAGCCAGAAGATCAAGAAGCTAAAGGTTCTGATTTACGTAGTGTTGGTATTAGTACTGGTGATATTGATAGTGATTTGGAAACTGCCGACAATATTGAAAGTGATAGTGAAGGAGAAGAAGGTATAGCTCCAGAAGTTACTGCTCCAGTTGGTGCTAATGATCAAACTGCCAGTCCAGGTGCATTGGCAACTCCCCCTCCGGTATAATTTAAATTAATATCCAACCTTTTACGGATTTTGCTTCGTTTTTTATTAATTTGCAAATGTTTGGTCTATCGTTATCTGATAAAATTATTTTACAGAAATCATGACATGTGTATGTCACGACTTCATTTGTAATTTTGTGTTTAAAAGTAAATAGAGTAGAATTATAAGCTGGATTTTTACTTCCTCTTTGTCTATCTTTTTGATCTTCTCTTTTCATTGGATTATTTTCTGATATTTTTTGTCTAATTTCTTTTCTCTTTGCAAAATTATTATTCCCACTCATTCTGTCACGTAAATTTTTTGTTTGTTCTGAAGTTCTATTTCTAGATGGATGATTATTTCCAAGATTTATTAAACTTTTAGAAATTTTATTTTTTACTTCTTGTTTTTTACATGAACTATATTTTCCAGACGCTCCACCGTCTCCTTCTTCCGGTTTTAAATTGGCCCATGTTTTTTTGTTATATGAATCTACATCATCAACAATGTTCCATAATTTACTATAATACATTCCCCATTCTTTGAGTTCTTGTTTTGTTAAACATTCTTTAATTACTATAGTAGAATGAGAATTGCCATGTTCTCTAAGATGTCGTTTCCAATATGTTCCTGATCCTTTATATTTAAATGGATCTCTTATTGTCTGACATAAGTATTTTAAACCGGTTTTATTGTGAGTTTTGACTACTAGATAAATAATCATGCTGATTGCTCCTAATAAGCATTAGAGTAGTTGGGTCTGATCACCGCGAACTACAATAGTATTTATCAAATTTGATAAATAACATAAAGGACTTTAATTAACATGATGCTATTTGAATTTTACTCACATGCACCTCAAGGATATCAAGATGTTGAAGATGATAAATCTCAACCAGAATGGGGTGAGTCACGCAAAACCAAATTAACACTTGGTATGATATCCAAGATTCGTAAAATGAACGAAGTTCAAAGTTATGAACGAGCGATTGATTTAAAAAACATCAGAAAACAATATGGTGCCCCACCAGCCGAGAGCGGCGGTTTGTAAATTTATACTATATATTTAAAAAACCCATAAAATGCGTACATATTACGCTATTTTTTTGGCTATTCGCTAAATATTAATACAAAGCCATTTACATAAGGAGATTTTAAATGTCTACAGCAAAATTTGAAAAACTTATTGATCTTATTATCAATGAAGACAATGAAAGAGCAGAACAATTATTTCATGAGATTGTAGTTGAAAAATCTCGTGATATTTATGAATCATTAATTAGTGAAGATGAAGTAACAGGTATGATGGACGAAGTTTCTGATGAAATGGGTAGTGAAGAAATTGGAATGGAAGGAATGATGGAAGACGACGATGAATTCATGGATAATGAAGAAATGGACGGCGACTATGATACTGATGGTGAAGAAGATGAGTTTGACGATGAAGTTGAACTAGACGGTGATGAAGAAGGTGAAGAATACGAAGAAGAAGAACTTGAAGATCGTGTTGTTGATCTTGAAGACAAACTTGACCAATTAATGGCTGAATTTGAACAAGAATTCGGTGGTGACGAAGAAGAATTTGGTAGTCAAATGGATGATAAAGACGACCAAGAAAGTGACGTTATGGAAGCCGTTGAATTAAAAAAGGTTTCAGTAACACACACTGACGGCGCCGATGGTTCATCAAAGAAAAGTACAGTAGATGCTAACAGTGGTCAAAAAGGTATGGCATCAAAGCCAGTTAATTTTAGTGGTAGTTCAGAATCAGTTCCTACTAGCCCAAAGAAGCCAACAAATTATGGCGCTAAAGGCGAAACAGAAGTTAAAGGTGCTGGATCATTCAAGAACAAAGTTGGTGGCGATGCTAGCAACGGTTCAGGTAAAGGTGAAAGTGCTCCTAAGCCAACTAAAACACAGGCTAGTGGTACAAATGAGCGCAGTGCGGTTCCAGAAAGCCGTCGCACTACCAAGCGTAGAATTTAAAGGATAAGGTATAAATGGCTTTGTATCTTAGAGAGAACTTAACATTCGACAGAGCGAACCTCATAGTCGAATCAGTTAAGGAAGAAGGTGATAAAAAATCTCTTTATATGAGAGGAATTTTTATCCAGGGTGGGGTGAAGAACGCAAATGAGCGTGTTTACCCCGTTCCTGAAATTGAACAAGCCGTAGTAACCTTAAACGAACAAATCCGAAGCGGTAACTCAGTATTGGGTGAAATCGATCACCCAGATGATTTAAAAATCAATTTAGATAGAGTTAGTCATATCATTACAGAAATGTGGATGGATGGCGCTAATGGTTTCGGTAAATTAAAAATTATTCCAACTCCCATGGGACAGTTAGCTGCCACCATGTTGGAGAATGGAGTCAAACTCGGCGTTAGTAGTAGAGGCAGCGGTAACGTTGATGAAGCTACAGGCAAAGTCAGTGACTTTGAAATAGTTACTGTGGACATCGTGGCACAACCCAGTGCTCCAAATGCATACCCAAAAGCAATTTATGAATCATTGATGAACATGAAAAATGGCCATCGTGTTTTAGAAAACTTAAAAGGTACAAATTTGGACAAGGATGCTAGAGTTCAAAAATTCTTGAAAGATGAAGTAGTTCGTCTTATCAAGGAATTGAAATTATAAAAGGGGATATCAATGTTTGATGCCATCAAACCATTACTTGAAAGCGGAATCGTTACTGAAGATACAGCCCAAGCCATTAATGAGGCATGGGAAGTAAAATTAAACGAAGCTCGCGAACAAGTTCGTTCAGAACTCCGAGAGGAATTCGCACAGAAATATGAGCATGACAAGAACGTAATGGTAGAAGCCCTTGATAAGATGGTTACTGAAGGTCTAACTGGTGAAATTACAGAATTTCAAACAGAAAGACAAGCAATGAATGAAGATCGTGTCAAAGCACAAGTTAAATTACGTGAAAATGTACAAAAATTCAATGAATTTATGGTTACTAAACTAGCCGAAGAAATCAAAGAATTACGTAATGATCGTAAAGTTCAAATGGAAGCCCGTGGTAAACTAGAACAATTCGTAGTAAATGCTCTAGCCCGTGAAATTGGCGAATTTGAAACTGACAAACGTGCTGTAGTAGAAGCCAAGGTCAAATTAGTTGCAGAAGCTAAACACCAACTTGATTCACTTAAAGCTAAATTTGTAGCTGAAAGTGCAAGAAAAGTTAGTTCAGCAATCAGTACACATTTAAAAGGCGAAATCAGTCAATTGAAAGAAGACATCCAAAGTGCAAATGAAAACACATTTGGTCGTCGTTTGTTTGAAGCATTTGCCGCTGAATTTAGTTCAACACACTTGAACGAAAAAGCAGAGACACGTAAACTTCTAGCAATCTTAGATCAAAAAGATCAACAATTAGCTGAATCTATCGAAACTGCTAAACAATCACAACGTTTAGTAGAAAGTAAAAACCGTGAAGTTCGCATTATTAAAGAAAGTAACCTTCGTGAACGTACTATGAGTGAATTACTCGGAACACTAAATGAAGACAAAGCCCATGTAATGAAGAACTTACTAGAAAGCGTCCAAACACCAAAATTGAAAGGCGCATTCGACAAGTATCTACCAGCAGTATTGAATACATTAACAGAACAAAGACCAGTTGCTAAAAAACAAATGATCTCTGAAAGTGTAGCAATTACTGGTGATAAATCTGCCAAGAAAACAGAAGTTGAGACCCAAGAACGTGATAACGTGATTGATATCAAGCGTCTGGCAGGGCTTTAATCGACATACTATTAACAGGAGATAATTAAATGTCAAAAGTACTATTAGAGAGCCGCTGGAATGAAACCAAAGAAGCCCTCCTTGAAGGTCTCAAAGGCGTCCGCCGCTCATCAATGGGTGTTATTTTAGAAAACACCAAAAAGCAACTACTTTCTGAAAGTAATGCTGGAACTACAACCGCTGGTAATATTGCCACACTAAATCGTGTCATTCTTCCAGTTATTCGCCGTGTTATGCCTACTGTTATCGCTAACGAGTTAATTGGTGTTCAACCAATGACTGGTCCAGTTGGACAGATTCATACACTACGTGTTCGCTATGCTCAAAACTTGACAGACAATTCAGCAGCTCAAACTTCGGTTGTGGCTGGTGACGAAGCTCTATCACCATTCTTGATCGCTCAAGCGTATTCACGTACAAAGTCTAGCGATAATACAGCAAACAGTTATACCGCAGCTCCAACCGCTACTCTTGAAGGTAACGGCGGAAAAGCAATCTCTGTACAGATTCTACGTCAAGCTGTCGAAGCCAAGAGCCGTAAGTTACAAGCTCGTTGGACATTCGAAGCTGCACAAGACGCACAATCAATGCATGGTATCGACGTTGAAGCCGAAATCATGGCCGCTTTAGCACAAGAAATTACTGCTGAAATCGACCAAGAAATTCTTCTTTCATTACGTCAATTGGCTGCTACTGAGTTTACATATAACCAAGCTACCGTTTCTGGTACCGCTACATACGTTGGTGACGAACACGCTGCTTTAGCTGTTCTAATTAACCGTGTTGCTAACCTAATCGCCCAACGTACTCGTCGTGGCGCTGGTAACTGGTGTGTTGTTTCTTCAGAAATGCTGACTGTTCTTCAGTCTGCTACAACATCAGCTTTTGCCCGTACTACAGAAGGTACATTCGAAGCACCTACTAATACAAAATTAGTCGGTACATTGAACAACGCAATGCGCGTTTTCGTTGACTCATATGCTCCAAGTGGAACACCAGTTCTAGTTGGTTATAAGGGTTCTTCAGAAACAGACGCAGCTGCATTCTATTGCCCATACATTCCGTTGATGAGCAGTGGTGTTGTTCTAGATCCGTCAACATTCGAACCAGTCGTTTCGTTTATGACGAGATACGGCTACGTGGAATTGACAAACACAGCATCCAGCTTTGGTAATGCTGCTGACTACGTTGGTGAGATCGCGGTAACTAATATATCGTTTCAGTGATATTTTACCACTATTCAAGAACTTTTTGAATATAGTAAAACAAAAACCCGCTTCGGCGGGTTTTTTGTTGTCTATTTTTTCTTACGTGGTCTACCACCAAGTTGCCATCCTTGTTCTATCCAAGATTGAAGTGTATCTTGTTTGACTTTTTTCTCGACATCGTTTCTATTAATACTAACAACACCTAGATTAGCCGCAGCAACAGCGTCACCATGTCCTTCTGATTTAGGCTTACGACAAGATATGGCAATCTTATTCTTATGAACGTCATTCATCGGCCCACGAACTAACCCTATCATAGAATCTCGTTGCTTATCTCTTGTTTCTTGAGATCGTTTATCCGTACCATTTTTCTTCATTGTGTCAACTGACTTTCTTACTTTTTCTTTTAATTTTTCATCTGTTAATTTTGGTCTATTCTGAGCCGCTTCTTTTACTCTGGCTAAAACTTCAGGACGATCTTCTTTACGACCTTTGTTCCAAATTTCTCGACCATTTATAAATTGTTCACTCATAGTTTCACTATGATTCTTACTCCACTCTATTCTGTTCTTCTCATACGCTCTGACAATAGCATATGATGACTGACGTTCCATATGTTCTCCAGAGACACCCATCATATTAAAGGCATATATCATTGATACTTTGGCTGATCCAGTAGTCATTTTAGTCAAGAGCCAATGACACCAAGCGTGATCATGTCCAGTTAATTTGACAAGATTTTCAGGTGAATCATTGCCACCCATACTACGTGGGATAATATGATGTATTTCACCACGAGAATCTTTATCTAAAATGGCTCGTTTTTGGATGATACCATAGTACCATCGTGTATATTTTGTATTGTTAAATTGGTTCATATGTTTATTTATCTTTCGCTGTTACTAATATTACTTTTCAATCTTTAACTATACACTGTCATTCATTAAATGTCAACAAATATGATCAATCAAGATAAATATTATATATTATAGGATACTACTATGTTAGACAATCAAACACGTATGAGAGCAATGTTAAATTTAATTGAATCAGTAGATCAAGGTAAAAAACTCAAATTAAATGAAAGTATTGGTGAAGAATTATCTGAAGATAGTGGTTCTGATCCTCGTCAACTTGCACAAGAAGCACTTAGTGCAGCAGTAAGATACATTCAAGATGCATTAGAAGTATCTGAAGAAGATGAAGAAATTGCTTATGAATATTTTCGTGACGAAAATGCTGAAACAGTACTTGACATTTTTGTTGAGTATATTGAACATCAAGTTGATGCTCAACATAATGGTGATGCACCACCTAATGACGATTTTTAAATATTATTAAAAAAGATAAATACAGTATAATATAGGATACTAACATGTTAGACAATCAAACACGTATGAGATCAATGCTAGATTTAATTGAGTCAGTAGATCAAGGTAAAAAAATTAATTTAAATGAAAGTATTGAAGAGAAAGTATCTGAAGATGTAGAAGATACTCATCAAGATCCAGAAAGTTTAGCTGAAGAAGCACTTGATGCCGCTGCCGCATATATTCAAGATAAACTTGGAATTACAGATGGTGGTCCAGCTGGTATGTTCTTTAGTGGAGAAAATGGTATAACTGTAGAAAAGATTTTTGCTGATTATGTCATGTTTGAATATAAAAATATGGAAGACGATAATTCACAAACTTTAGATGAAGGCGCTATGAAGCGTTGGCTTATAAATCAAGCAATGTCTATGGAGAAAGATGATTTTGTTGCAAATGCGATGCGACGCAACGGGGCGATTTTTCTGAGCTCAGAAGAAGCAGAAGAATACTGGGACAATATTAACGGTGTAGACGATGAAGAATCTGATAGTAATACACGTAGCAATCAATTTGAATCAGTAAAATCTAAAACTGGAAAATTACCATCAATGGCACATATTAAAAAAATGTGTAAAGATGGAAAAACTGTAGCAGAAATTTGTAAAATGCATCCTGATTGTGATCGTGCCGAATTAAAACAAATGGTAGCTGATTGTAAAGATAAATTGTCAGAGTCTGGTGAAGGGAATTCTTCTACTCGTGAAAAATCTGTCAGTGACAGTGATGAAGGATATGATAAATGGGATCCAAAACATCCTAATTTTGCAAAAAACTACAAGAAATATAAGACTAGTAATCCAGAAGGAACATTAAAATCTTTTATTGCTCATTTGAAGAAAGGTGCATTGGCAGAAGGTGTTAGACTTAACAAATTTCGTCAAGTAGCTGATATTCTCAAAACATTACCTGAAAATAATCGTAAGATTTTAGCTAAGCGTCACTGTAAGATTTTTGAAAGTAATAATTCACGTTTTAATAGTAGAAAGTTTATGACATATATTGGTCTTAATGAAGGTGATGTAGAAGATTTCTTAGCACGTGGTGGAAAAATACAACAAGGTGCACCAACAGATAAAAAGACACCTAGAGCTAGAAATTCTAGTTATACTGATCATTCAATGCGTAAGGGTGAACAAGGTCGTCGTGGTAGAGGTTATCAAGATTATGATCCTGATGATCATCAGTCACGTAATGATGATATTGATTATCCAACAAAAGATATTCGTAAACCTGAATATGAAAGTAAACAAATGAATGAAACTTATGGTAATGGTGAGATTGAAGTTAACTTTATCAATAGTGGAACTGGTCAACAGTTAGGTATGAAGACAGTTCAAGCTGGTAGCATTACATTAGATAATTATGGACGTCCGGTTATGAAAGTTTCATCTCCATTTGCATCTGGTAATACGTTAATGGCTAATTTTGATTCTAAAACTGGTGGTTGGGTTGTTGATTTAGACTAATTACAATCTGATATTACTCCAATCAATGGTGGCATCCACTGTTAATTCCGCCCTCTTTTTGATATTTTTCAATCTGAGGGCGTTACAATTTTGGCAGATAGTTTCTCCATTAATCAAACATAATTGACAACTATCAATTGATTCAAAGTTACATATATTGCACTTTGAATCTTTTTTCTTTTTGGTATATTTTAATTTTGCACAATGATTGCATAAAGTATGCCATCGCTGATATCCACTTACACTACGACCATTTGGTCTTGATGGTAATTTATTACATTCTTTACACATGGGTCTGATAGATTGTTGTTTTAGCATTATAATATTTATGTTATAAGTCATGGGACCCTAGTTTTGACGATTAATTTAAATATAATACGATAAATATTACTATAACTGGATAAAGCATGGCACAACAAATTATTAACATTGGAGCTTCGTCAAACGATGGTAATGGCGATCCTCTAAGACTTGCGTTTGAAAAGATTAATGAAAACTTTACTCAACTATATAGTTTAGGATCCGGTGGAACTGCGGCTCCACCACCAGGCGCAGTTCAATTTGCGGCCACAAATAATCTAGATACAATTGCTTATAATAGCGGTACATGGGTAATATTTGGTACACCATTACGATATTTTTACAGTACAGATGGAATAAATTACAGTAATCAAACTAGTCCAGTTAATCAACCAATAAATTCAGTAACTCCAACACCATTAGGATTTATTGCAGTTGGAGATAATGGTACTATTATCACAAGTAGTAATATTGCCACTACATGGACAGTACAAACAAGCGGAACAACAGAAAATTTATTACGAGTATATTATACTGATATTACTGGATTATATGTTGCGGTTGGTGAAAATGGAACAATATTAACTAGTTTAAATGCTATTACTTGGACTTTACAGGCTACTGGAGTATTAGAAAATTTACGTGGTATTGCTTATGATGTAGACAATGGTATATATGTTGTAGTTGGTAATGCTGGTACAATATTATTAAGTGAAGACGCAATAGATTGGATTATCCAAGATGGTGGAGTTGTTGATAATTTAAATAGCGTGGTATTTGATGGTGACAATTATATTGCAACTGGAAATAATGGTACAGTAATTGTCAGTTCTGATGGTATAACATGGACATCATCAATTAGTGGAACTGTTGAAAATCTTAATACAATTACGTTGGCAACTGTATCAACTATACCTACATTGGTATCAGCTGGCGATAATGGAATTCAAATCACTAGTAACAATGGTGCAACATCATGGTCTACTAGTAGTACTGGAACAACTAGTAATTTAATTGATAGTATATATGGTAGTGGTGAATATTATATAGTTGGAACAGACGGCGTAATTATCAGTGGTGTAAATGGAACTAGTTGGACTGATTTAAGTATACCAAGCGGATTAGATGGTAGTAGTAATTTTATATTTGATGTTGAGACTAGTACATTAAACATTACTAATATTGATTCTAGTAATGTTACATCAAATATTTCTAGTAGTAATATTGCTACGGCAAATCAATTGGTAGTATATACTCGTGCCAATTTAGGAGATATTGGGAATGTAGTTATTACTGGTGGTGCTAGTGGACTAGTAGTCAGTACTGACGGATTAGGTAATTTATATTGGGGTGCTGGAGGTGGTGGTACTGCTGGATCAACTGGTGCAACTGGATTCAGAGGTGCTACTGGAGCCACAGGTGCTACTGGATCAACTGGATTTACCGGAAGTACTGGATTTACCGGAAGTACCGGATTTACAGGAAGTACTGGATTTACAGGTGCTACTGGTAGTACAGGTGCTACTGGATTTGACGGAGCCACTGGATTTACTGGTTCTACGGGTGCCACTGGATTAGATGGAGCCACTGGAAGTACAGGTGCTACTGGATTTACTGGCGCTACTGGATTAGATGGAGCCACTGGATTTATCGGAGCCACTGGATTCATCGGTGCTACAGGAAGCGGAGCCACTGGATCTACTGGTTTTGAAGGATCCACTGGCGCAACAGGACTAGATGGATCAACTGGAGCCACAGGTGCTACTGGTTACGGTGCCACTGGTGCCACTGGAATTCAAGGTGATATTGGTGCTACTGGAGTAGCAGGTACGTCAGTTTCCATAATAGGATCAGTACCAAATGTAAACGTTGATCCTCCTAATAATCCACAAACAACACTTAATGCTGCATTTCCATCTGCAGTACTTGGAAATGGAGTTATAGATCAAGCTACTGGTAATTTATGGGTTTATGATGGTACACTTTGGGTCAATGTTGGAACTATTGTGGGTCCAACTGGATATACAGGTGCTACTGGATATACAGGCGCCACAGGAGCAACTGGCGTTCAAGGTGACATAGGTGCTACTGGATTTATTGGTTCTACTGGAGCCACGGGACTAGATGGATCAACTGGCGCAACTGGAGTTCAAGGTGATATAGGTGCTACTGGTTTTGATGGAGCCACTGGTGCTACTGGATTAGATGGTGCCACTGGCGCTACTGGTTTTGATGGAGCCACTGGCGCAACCGGAATTCAAGGTGATATTGGGGCAACTGGTTTTGACGGAGCCACAGGTGCTACTGGATTACAGGGCGACATAGGTGCCACTGGATTTGATGGCGCTACTGGTGCTACTGGATTAGATGGATCAACTGGCGCTACTGGAATTCAAGGAGACATAGGTGCTACCGGATTTGACGGAGCCACTGGAGCTACTGGAATTCAAGGTGACATAGGTGCTACTGGATTTGATGGGGCCACTGGACCAATTGGATTTGACGGAGCCACTGGTGCTACTGGATTACAGGGTGATATTGGTGCTACTGGATTTGACGGAGCCACTGGTGCTACTGGATTACAGGGTGATATTGGTGCTACTGGAGTTCAGGGTGATATAGGTGCCACTGGTTTTGACGGAGCCACTGGCGCTACTGGATTAGATGGAGCCACAGGTGCTACCGGATTAGACGGATCTACTGGTGCTACTGGATTACAGGGTGATATTGGTGCTACTGGATTAGATGGAGCCACTGGTGCTACTGGAGTTCAGGGCGACATAGGTGCTACTGGATTTACTGGAGCCACAGGATCTACTGGATTAGACGGATCTACCGGTGCCACTGGAGTTCAAGGTGATATTGGATCTACTGGTGCTACTGGTTTTGATGGAGCTACCGGATTTACTGGATCAACTGGATTTGACGGCGCTACTGGTTTTGATGGATCAACTGGATTTACTGGATCAACAGGTGCTACTGGTGTTACTGGATTACAGGGAGCTACTGGATTACAGGGGGCTACTGGATTTATAGGAAGTACGGGTGCTACTGGATTTGACGGTTCTACTGGATTTGATGGATCAACTGGATTTACTGGCGCTACAGGTGCCACTGGATTATCTGGTGGTGTTGGTAGTATTGGGTCAACTGGTGCTACTGGATTAACTGGAGCGACTGGTACTGGGGTATCAATAATTACTGATACTGTTGATAATAATACATTTTATCCTGCTCTTTCAAATATTTTTACTGGTAGCTTAGCTACGATATATGTAAGTAGTAGTAAATTAACATTTAATCCTAGTACTGGTCAACTAAACGCTGTAGAAGTCAACTCTACTAGCGATGGAACATTGAAAGAAAATATTAAAAATATTGTTAGTCCGTTAACTATTTTGAATCAAATTACTGGAGTTTCTTTTAATTGGAAAGAATGGGGTAAGAAATCTTATGGAGTAATTGCTCAAGAAGTTGCTAAAATTTTACCAGAATTGGTATCAAAAAATGAAAATGGATTATCAGTTTCGTATTTGCCATTAATTGCTATCTTAATTGAAGCAGTTAAGGAACAACAAAAACAAATTGATGAAATAAGAAAGATAAAATAACGTTCAAATTTGAACGTAGTTGGGTTATAATATATATTTGATAATACATAATTATAGCGTCTCTAGACGCTATTTTTATTAAAAATGTCAATAATTTAATTATAACATACTGATAAATACAGAGATAAATCATATTTAAAACATGATAGCCTAGTACCCAAAAGGAAACGAAGATGGCAATTAAGATTTGTGGTAATATTGTATTACCAAACATTAATGGTGGGAATTGTAATAACTATTCTCTTGGCGCAAATGCATTAGAATCAGTTACTACTGGATGTAACAACTTTGCGGTTGGGTTAGGCGCCGCCACACTTAACGTCATTGGATGTAATAACACAGCTATTGGGTATGGATCGTTATGTAACAATGTAACTGGGTCTGATAATATTGCAATTGGATATTCATCATTATTTTCTAATACTATTGGTGATGATAATATTGCTTTAGGATATGAAGCACTTAAATGTAATCTTGCTAGTACAAATATTGCAATAGGCGGTAGTTCATTAAGATGTAATACTACTGGCAGTGGAAACGTTGGTATTGGTTTTCTTTCTTTAGAATGTAATTCTACTGGTAAATTCAACGTTGCAATTGGTGGTTATGGATCATTAAGAAATAACAATGCAGGAGATTATAATATTGCATTGGGTGCTAGATCATTAGAAACTAATGTTTGTGGTCGTTATAATATAGCACAGGGTTATTACGCACTTGGATCAAACACTGTAGGTAATAGTAATATCGCTCAAGGTCATTGTGCTTTAAGAGACAATATCACTGGGTCAAACAACGTTGGTATTGGTTGTGCTGCATTATTTAAAAATACAATTGGTTCAAACAACTTTGCTGCTGGATTAGGTGCATTGTGTTTAAGTGCTGCTGGTGATAATAACACGGCAATTGGATACAAAACACTGGCAACAAATAGTAATGGATTCAATAACGTTGCCATTGGATGTCTTGCACTTAATAATAATGAATTTGGTAATGACAATTTTGCTGCTGGATATAGATCATTATTCAACAATATAACTGGAAGTAATAGTGTAGCTATTGGATGTTGTGCTCTTTACAATTCTTCTTCTACTACTGGTGGAAATATTGCAATTGGTTCAGATGCGGGTAAGGCAATTACTAATGGAATAAACAATACAGTTATTGGTTCATTACCGGCGGCTGCTGGATGTGTATGTACTGTATTGATTGGTGCTGGTACTTGTGAACGTATTCGTGTTGATAATACTGGATTGTATATTAACAATGCATTATGGATCAACAATGGTGCTACAGGTGCCACTGGATTTACTGGTGCTACTGGTGCCACTGGAGTTGATGGATCAACTGGTGCTACTGGACTTCAAGGTGCTACTGGATTTACTGGATCAACTGGACCTCAAGGTGAGGCAGGTTCAACTGGCGCTACTGGATTTACGGGTGCCACAGGACTTCAAGGAGATATTGGTGCTACTGGTGCTAGTGGACTTCAAGGAGATATTGGTGCCACTGGTGCATCAGGACTAAATGGTTCTACTGGTGCAACGGGTTCTACTGGATTTACAGGCTCAACTGGATTTACTGGAGCCACTGGAAGTACAGGTGCCACTGGATTTACAGGATCAACTGGTATTCAAGGTGAGATTGGATCAACTGGTGCTACAGGTATACAAGGAAATATTGGATCAACTGGCGCTACAGGTATTCAAGGTGATATTGGATCAACTGGCGCTACAGGTATTCAAGGTGATATTGGTTCTACAGGCTCAACTGGTGCCACAGGTATTCAAGGTTTTGTAGGAACAACTGGCGCTACTGGATTTACAGGAGCTACAGGAAGTACAGGTGCTACTGGATTTACTGGTGCCACAGGCTCAACTGGTGCAACAGGTATTCAAGGAGATATTGGTTCCACAGGTTCAACAGGTGCTACTGGATTTACAGGCGCTACAGGAAGTACAGGTGCTACTGGATTTACTGGTTCAACCGGTGCTACCGGAAGTACAGGTGCTACTGGATTTACTGGTGCTACTGGTAGTACTGGAGCCACTGGATTTACAGGAAGTACAGGCGCCACTGGTGCTACAGGTATTCAAGGTGATATTGGATCAACAGGTGCTACTGGATTTACTGGTGCCACAGGTAGTACTGGTGCTACTGGAGTTCAAGGTGATATAGGTAGTACTGGATCTACTGGATTCACAGGATCAACTGGAAGTACAGGTTCTACTGGATTTACTGGTGCTACTGGAAGTACTGGATCAACAGGATTTACTGGTGCTACTGGAAGTACGGGTGCTACTGGGTTTGACGGTGCCACTGGAAGTACAGGTGCTACTGGATTTACCGGTGCTACTGGATCAACAGGTGCTACTGGATTTGACGGTTCTACAGGCGCAACAGGCGCTACTGGATTTCAAGGTTCTACAGGCGCAACAGGTGCAACAGGAAGTGGATCAACTGGATTTACAGGTGCTACTGGTTCAACTGGATCTACTGGAAATATTGGATCAACTGGATCAACCGGTTCAACTGGATTCACTGGATCAACCGGTGCTACTGGATTTGATGGAGCCACTGGTGCCACTGGTGCCACTGGAGTTCAAGGTGATATAGGTAGTACTGGATCTACTGGATTCACAGGTGCTACCGGAAGTACTGGTGCTACTGGACTTACAGGGGCAACTGGTATATCTGGAGGAGTTGGAAGTATTGGTGCCACTGGTGCTACCGGATTCACAGGTGCTACCGGAAGTACTGGCGCTACTGGAATACAAGGTTTTGTAGGAACTACAGGATCTACTGGATTTACTGGAGCCACAGGTGCTACTGGTATATCAGGGGGAATTGGAAATACTGGATCAACAGGTGCAACTGGATCAACAGGTGCTACTGGATTTACTGGATCAACTGGATCAACAGGTGCTACTGGATTTACTGGATCAACTGGAGCCACTGGTGCTACAGGGAGCGGAGCCACTGGTGCTACTGGTGCTACTGGAGTTCAAGGCGATATAGGTTCTACTGGTGCTACTGGATTCACAGGTGCTACTGGGGCAACTGGTGCTACAGGAAGTGGAGCCACTGGTGCTACTGGTTTTGATGGTGCTACTGGAAGTACGGGTGCTACTGGATTTACTGGATCAACTGGAGCCACAGGTTCCACCGGCGCTACTGGATTTACTGGCGCTACAGGATCAACAGGTGCAACTGGATTTACAGGAAGTACAGGTGCTACTGGATTTGACGGAGCCACAGGAGCAACTGGCGCTACAGGAAATATAGGATCAACTGGATCAACGGGTGCTACTGGATTCACTGGTGCCACTGGTTCAACGGGCTCCACTGGATTTACAGGAAGTACTGGTGCTACTGGATTTGATGGAGCCACAGGCTCTACTGGTGCTACTGGATTTACAGGTTCAACTGGATCTACTGGTTCTACAGGATTTACGGGTTCTACTGGTTCTACAGGATCAACAGGATTTACAGGTGCTACTGGATTTACAGGAAGTACAGGTGCCACCGGAAGTACAGGGGCCACTGGATTCACTGGTGCTACTGGTAGTACAGGTGCTACTGGATTTGACGGCGCAACTGGTAGTACAGGTGCTACTGGATTTGACGGCGCAACTGGTAGTACAGGTGCTACTGGATTTGACGGCGCAACTGGAAGTACAGGTGCCACTGGATTTACTGGGTCAACTGGTGCTACTGGCGCTACTGGATCCACAGGATTTACTGGTGCTACTGGAAGTACAGGTGCCACTGGATTTACTGGGTCAACTGGTGCTACTGGCGCTACTGGATTTACTGGGTCAACTGGTGCAACTGGATTTACAGGAAGTACAGGTGCCACAGGCTCTACAGGATTCACCGGTGCTACTGGATTTACCGGCGCTACCGGATCAACTGGTGCTACTGGATTTACTGGTGCTACTGGTGCCATCGGAAGTACTGGTGCTACTGGATTTACAGGAGCCACAGGAAGTACAGGTGCAACTGGATTTATAGGTAGTACTGGTGCTACTGGATTTACCGGTGCTACCGGAAGTACAGGTGCAACTGGATTCACTGGATCTACTGGATTCACTGGGTCAACTGGAGCTACTGGATTTACTGGCGCTACTGGTTCAACAGGTGCTACTGGATTTACAGGTAGTACAGGTGCTACTGGATTTACAGGAAGTACAGGTGCTACTGGATTTACAGGAAGTACAGGATTTACAGGTTCTACAGGTTCTACAGGTGCTACTGGATTTACAGGAAGTACAGGTGCCACTGGATTTACTGGAGCTACCGGAAGTACAGGTGCAACTGGATTCACTGGATCTACTGGAAGTACAGGTGCCACTGGATTTACTGGTGCTACTGGAAGTGGAGCCACTGGAGCCACCGGATCAACTGGTGCAACTGGATTTACAGGTGCTACTGGAAGTACGGGTGCTACTGGATTTACTGGATCAACAGGTGCTACAGGCGCTACAGGAAGTGGGGCAACAGGAGCCACCGGATCTACAGGATTTACAGGAAGTACTGGTGCAACAGGAAGTACTGGTGCTACTGGATTTACTGGAGCCACTGGAAGTACTGGTGCTACTGGATTTATTGGAGCCACTGGTGCAACAGGAGCCGGAGCCACTGGCGCTACTGGTGCTACTGGAAGTGGAGCCACCGGCGCTACTGGTGCTGGAGCCACTGGATCTACAGGCGCAACTGGATTTACGGGTGCTACTGGATCAACTGGTGCTACTGGATTTACTGGTGCTACTGGATTTATAGGAGCCACTGGTGCTACTGGAAGCGGAGCCACTGGATCTACAGGAGCAACTGGATTTACTGGATCAACAGGAGCCACTGGAGCCACTGGAAGTGGAGCAACTGGTGCCACTGGTGCTACTGGAAGCGGAGCCACTGGTGCTACCGGATCAACAGGTGCTACTGGATTTACAGGAAGTACCGGCGCCACTGGTGCTACTGGAAGCGGAGCCACTGGTGCAACAGGAAGTACAGGTGCTACTGGGTTCACTGGTGCCACAGGAAGTACCGGCGCTACTGGAAATATCGGATCAACGGGAAGTACAGGTGCTACCGGATTCACTGGTGCTACTGGAAGTACCGGTGCTACTGGATTTATAGGAGCCACTGGTGCAACTGGAAGCGGAGCAACAGGAGCCACTGGATTCACTGGATCAACTGGAAGTACTGGTTCTACTGGATTTACAGGAAGTACTGGTGCTACCGGATCAACTGGTGCCACTGGATTTACTGGATCAACTGGAAGTACAGGTGCTACTGGATTTACAGGAAGTACAGGTGCTACTGGTGCTACTGGAAGCGGTGCTACTGGTGCAACTGGCGCAACAGGATTTACAGGATCAACTGGATTTACAGGTGCTACTGGATTTACAGGAAGTACAGGATCAACAGGTGCTACCGGATTCACTGGTGCTACTGGAAGTACCGGTGCTACTGGATTTATAGGAGCCACTGGAGCCACTGGAAGTGGATCAACTGGTGCCACTGGCGCAACTGGATTTCGTGGAGCCACTGGAAGTACAGGTGCCACTGGATTTACAGGAAGTACAGGTGCCACTGGCGCTACTGGAAGTGGAGCAACTGGTGCTACTGGTGCAACTGGTGCTACTGGAAGCGGAGCCACTGGTGCTACTGGTTCTACTGGGTTCACTGGTGCTACAGGTTCAACAGGTGCTACTGGATTTACTGGTAGTACAGGAGCCACCGGTGCTACAGGAAGTGGAGCAACTGGCGCTACTGGTTCTACGGGTGCTACTGGGTTTACTGGTTCAACTGGAGCCACTGGTGCTACTGGAAGTGGAGCCACAGGTGCTACTGGCGCTACTGGATTCACAGGTGCCACTGGAGCCACTGGAGCTACCGGAATTGGGGCATCATTAAACGCTCAATGTTCACTATATATTGGTGGTGGTGGTACAAGTTCCAACACTAGTTCATTAAGTAATATTGCTATTGGATGTTGTGCACTATTTGCAGTAACTAGTGGATGTAACAATTATGCTGTTGGAATTTCTGCATTACAAAATAATACTACTGGATCTAATAATACGGCTATTGGATATTGTGCACTCGCTCTTAATACTACTGGATTTTACAATACTGCTATTGGATTCTGCGCTCTTGGAAATAATACCATTGGAAGTTACAATACTGCTATTGGATATTTGACATTATCAAAAAATACCACTGGATGTAATAACGTAGCTATTGGATTGCAATCTCTAGAGAATAATACTACTGGATGTCAGAATACCGCTATAGGACTTGCAGTACTTAATCGTAATACTACCGGAACTGGTAATATTGGTATTGGATATTTTTCATTGCTATTCAATACTTACGGTAATAATAATACCTCATTTGGACAGTGTACACTTCACTGTAATATTACTGGATGTAACAATACTGCTATTGGATGGTGTGCACTTAAAAACAATCTTGGCGGAAGTAATAATACTGCGATTGGATGTAGTGCACTATTATCAAATACAATTGGATGTAATAATATCGCTCACGGTTATAAATCATTAGTCAATAATACTACTGGAAGTAGTAACATTGCTCTTGGATTATGTAGTGGATGTCTAATTACTACTGGCACTAATAACACAATTATTGGTTCATTACCAGCTGCTGCTGGATGTGTGTGTACATTATTGATTGGTGCTGGTACATGTGAACGTTTACGTGTTGATAATACTGGTTTATATGTTAATAATTCATTGATTGTTAGTGGAAATGGTTCTACTGGTGCAACCGGATTCACTGGAAGTACAGGTGCAACTGGATTTACTGGTGCTACAGGTGCTACAGGCGCTACTGGTGCTACCGGAAGCGGATCTACTGGTGCTACTGGATTTACTGGAAGTACCGGAGCCACTGGAAGTACAGGCGCCACTGGATTTACTGGAAGTACTGGTGCAACTGGTGCTACTGGTAGTGGAGCCACTGGCGCCACAGGCGCTACTGGATTTAGAGGAGCAACAGGAAGTACAGGTGCTACTGGATTTACTGGAAGTACTGGAGCCACTGGTGCTACTGGAAGCGGAGCCACTGGTGCTACTGGATTTACTGGGGCCACAGGCGCTACAGGTTCAACTGGCGCCACCGGATTTACTGGAAGTACAGGTGCCACAGGTGCTACTGGAAGCGGTGCTACAGGCGCCACAGGAGCTACTGGAACCATAGGAGCCACTGGTGCTAGTGGACTTGGGTCAACAGGTGCTACTGGATTTACAGGTGCTACTGGAGCCACAGGAAGTGGTGCAACTGGTGCTACTGGATTTATTGGTACTACTGGCGCAACTGGATTTAGAGGTGCTACCGGATCAACCGGTGCTACTGGATTTACAGGTGCTACCGGAAGCGGAGCCACAGGTGCTACCGGAAGTACAGGTGCCACTGGATTTACAGGATCAACTGGTAGTACAGGTGCTACTGGATTTACAGGTGCTACTGGTGCCACAGGAAGCGGCGCCACTGGTGCTACTGGATTTATTGGTGCTACTGGCGCTACTGGATTTAGAGGAGCCACTGGTAGTACAGGCGCTACTGGATTTACAGGTGCTACTGGAGCCACAGGAAGTGGTGCCACTGGTGCTACCGGATCAACCGGTGCTACTGGATTTACAGGATCAACTGGTAGTACAGGTGCTACTGGATTTACAGGTGCTACTGGAGCCACAGGAAGTGGTGCAACTGGTGCTACTGGATTTATTGGTGCTACTGGCGCAACTGGATTTAGAGGTGCTACCGGATCAACCGGTGCTACTGGATTTACAGGTGCTACTGGAGCCACTGGCGCTGGTGCAACTGGATCAACAGGTGCTACTGGATTTACTGGATCAACAGGTGCTACTGGATTTACAGGTGCAACTGGCGCAACTGGATTTACAGGTGCCACCGGCGCTACAGGTCTGACTGCCATCGGTGGATCATTTGTACATACTCAATCAGTCACCGCAACTGTTTGGACAGTAAATCATAATCTTGGAGTTCAATATGTTAACGTTGAAGTCGTAGATTCAACAGGAAATAGTTGGAACGGAAGATATAATTATCCAACGATAAATTTTGTAAATTCAAATCAATTAACTATTACATTTACATCAACTCAGACAGGCTGGGCAGCAGTAACTAGTGGCGGAGGGCAATCTGGTGCCACTGGTTCTACAGGTGCCACTGGATTTACTGGTGCTACCGGTGCCACTGGAGCCACAGGTGCTACTGGATTTAGAGGAGCAACAGGAAGTACGGGTGCTACTGGATTCACTGGATCAACAGGAGCCACTGGCGCTACTGGAAGTGGAGCCACTGGTGCTACTGGTGCCACTGGATTTACTGGTGCTACTGGAAGTACGGGTGCTACTGGATTCACTGGATCAACAGGAGCCACTGGTGCTACTGGAAGCGGATCAACAGGAGCCACTGGATTTATTGGTTCAACAGGCGCTACTGGACCTGCTGGTGCAGGTGGTACACCAGCTACACCAACTGCTCTAGGTACTGTATATGCCTCAACTACTAGTAGTACTGTTAATATATCAGTAGGCTATTGTAGTGGTAATACAACTCAAACAGGATTTAATAACGTTGCTTTCGGATGTGCCTCTTTAGTATGTAATACTACTGGATGTAACAACTTTGCAGCTGCATATTATGCTCTTAACGGTAATACAACAGGTATCAATAATTTTGCTGTTGGACTTTGTGCATTGGGACGTAATAGTTCAGGAAATAATAACTTTGCTCAAGGATATAAATCTCTTGTTTGCAATACAACCGGATCAAATAATACTTCTATCGGATGTAATACACTTGCCACTAATACAATTGGAATTAACAACGTTGCTATTGGAACTCAGGCGCTTTACTGTAATAGTACTGGTAGCAATAACTTTGCAGTTGGATATCAGTCACTTCTGAATAATTCAAGTGGAACAAACAATATTGCTATTGGATGTACTAGTCTTTACTGTACTACTACTGGATCAAATAATATTGGTATTGGTCTTACTTCACTTTTTACTAATACAATTGGAACTAATAACGTTGCTATTGGAAATGCTGCACTTTACTGCATTACAACTGGATCAAATAACATTGGTTTTGGACCATGTAGTGGATGTCTAATATCTGTTGGTGCAAACAATACCGTTATTGGATCATTAACCGCTGCAGCTGGATGTGTATGCACAGTATTAATTGGCGCTGGTACTTGCGAACGTATTCGTGTTGACAATAGTGGATTATATATTAACAATGCATTAGTTGGTGGTTTGTCATTAACGGCTCAATGTTCATTATACGTTGGTGGTGGTGGTACAAGTGCTAACACTAGTTCAGTAAGTAACATTGCAATTGGTTGTTGTGCCTTATTTGCAGTAACTAGTGGATGTAATAATACTGCTATTGGTCTTAATACACTTGCCTCTAATAACACTGGAAATAACAATACCGCTATTGGATTTAATTCTCTTTGTTCTAATACTACTGGAAGTAACAATACTGCTATTGGAATTAGAACATTATTTAGTAATACTATTGGAAATAGTAATACTGCTATTGGATTTGGTGCTCTTTGTGTTAATACTAGCGGAAGTAATAACGTTGCCATTGGATGTTTGGCACTGGTAAGAAATACTACTGGAATTCATAACACAGCTATTGGTTTGGGTGCACTTTGTACTAATACTAGTGGAAGTAACAATGTAGCGATTGGATATGGTACACTTGCTCTTAATACTACTGGATCAAACAATATCGCTATTGGATGTTTATCTCTAGTTCTTAATACCACTGGATCAAGTAATATCGGTATTGGATTATGTAGTGGATGTGCATTAACTACTGGTGTAAATAATACTGTAATCGGTTCATTACCAGCAGCTGCAGCTTGTGTATGTACATTATTATTAGGTGCTGGTACATGTGAACGTATTCGTGTTGATAATAGTGGATTATATGTAAACAACTCGTTGCTTGCTGGTAATGTGGTTGGACCAGCATCGGCTACAGATAATGCTGTAGCACGTTTTGACTTAACAACAGGCAAGATTATTCAAAACTCTGCGGTTATCGTTGATGACACGGGCAATGTGGGGATTGGCACGACCTCCCCCACATTGCCACTAAACATTGGAACATCTACGCTGCCCGCTGGAGTAACAATTAATGGGCAAATGATTAGCTCAGATGTTGCTGATACAACACCGCTATTAAGTCTTCGACGTTCCGCTGCCATTGGCAATCCCATTTTTGCTCAATTTACTTCTGCAGGAACAGCAGCTGCTCCTACAGCGATTGCACTTAATCGTGGCTTGGGAAGAAATGATTGGTGGGGTTTTGACGGCACTAACTATATTAATGCCGCAGCTGTATCAGTGGCGGCAGATGGAGCGGTATCTGCTGGTGTTGTCCCCGGCAGAATAGTTTTTGCAACGTCCGCAACTAATACTCCAGTAGAAGCAATGCGAATTACTTCTGCTGGTAATGTTGGAATTGGAACTGCAACGCCGACATTTAAGTTACAAGTTGTTGGTTCATTTGCCGCAACAACAAAATCATTCGTAATTGATCACCCAACTAAATCTGGAATGAAACTTCGTTATGGATCTTTAGAAGGTCCAGAGAACGGTGTTTATGTAAGAGGTAAAACTCAGACCAACATTATTGAACTTCCAGAATATTGGACAAAGTTGATCAATCCTGAGTCAATCACTGTACAATTAACACCAATTGGACACTATCAAACGTTATATGTTGAAAAGATAGAAGACAATAAAGTATACATTTCTAGCGATAATTTGTTGAATAGTTCAATTAATTGTTATTTTAATATATTGGCAGAGAGAATTGACGTTGAGAAATTAGAAGTGGAGATAAAGTAATGGCAGTAGCTTATAATCCTAAAATAGTAACTAATGGTTTAGTTCTTTATTTAGATGCGGCTAATATAAAAAGTTACGGTGGAATTAACTATGTATCCTATAGTAACTATAATGCTATTACTTGGACAAACTACTTTCCAACTAATGCAACATTGACAACAGGAATTGTGGCGCCAGATGGTACTGCAACCGCAGTTAGAATAACGTGTACATCTGGTGGCAACAGTCTATTAAGAGTTTTATTACCGTCATTTACACCCAATGGGACCAGTAACTGGACTGTGAGTTTTTATGTTAGAAAAGTATCAGGATCAATTGGTGTAACTAACTTTGATCTAGCAGATGGAACTCCAAATGCAGATTATACTTCCAGTCTTATAACAGGAGAATGGGTTAGAGTACAATCTTCGGCTGTATCTACCGCTGTTGCAAAATCTTTTGTAGATTTATTAAGTGACGGTGCAAGAGATTATGTATTAGATTTTTGGGGACTACAAATTGAGCCAGGTTTTTCTGCCACTCAATTGACAACAACCACTGGATCTGTTGCAACTGCCAATGTCAATCTTTGGAGAGATTTAACTTCCAATGGTTTGACTGGAACTTTTTCTAACAATCCATTATATGATGGTTCAAATCAAGGAAACTTGTCATTTAACGGAACTAATGCCAGTGTAAACTTACCAAATTCTAGTTTATTACAATTTTTAAATAGATCCGCATATAGCTTTGAAGTTTGGGTGTATCCAAGAACAGATACCAGCTCCAATTATCCTGGTTTCATCAACAGAGAATCTAATACTGGTACTGGTCGCGACGGATATAATTTATATTATACCAAAGTCGGAGTTGCAGCCGGATCTAATTTAGTTGCAACTGAAAGATTTGGAACTGGTACACAAAACAGCGTTGGCACAACACTTACTGATGCTGTTTTTTTCAATAACTGGCAATGTTACTGCACAACATACAATGGAACTACGTTGAGTTTTTATAGAAATGGAGTATTAATTGGTTCTATAGAATCAACAGTTAACGTGACCAATACTACACAAGTAGTGACTATAGGACAACGTGGCGGAGTATATTCAGATTCTAAAATAGCCACTACAAAATTTTATAACACGGCATTAACTGCTACTGAAGTTTCACAAAACTTTAATGCTCTTCGTGGAAGGTATGGAATATAATGGGATTAAATCATTCTCCATCAGTAATAACAAACAGTTTATTAGCCAACTACGATTTTGCTAATATAAAAAGTTTCAATCCTGCTCAGAACTTATTAAAATATTCAGATCAATTCGTTAATAGTCCATGGGCTACAATTGGACCTAATGTAACAGTAACTCAAAATACCACATCAAATCCACTTGATTTTCAATTAAACGCCGATACATTAGCTACAAGTTCATATGTTTCTGGAGATAGTATATATCAAGATGTCAGTTTGTCGGGAACTGGAACTGTTACCTTGTCTGTTTTTGTCAAAGCAACCAGCACTCCACCAACAACCATTACTTTAGCTGCGTTTTTTCTTGGGAGCTCAACTCAACCTTTTAGTTTTAATTTTACTCCCAGTACAGGAGTGATTTCAAACGGGACTGCCACTGGTTATTCAGTATCTTATGCAGATGGATGGTATAGAATCTATACTACCGTAACAGGAACAATTGCAGCAAATAGTGTATTAAGATGGCAGATATACTTAAATTCAACTGGATCAGTTTATCTATATGGATCACAACTAGAACTTAATTCGTCAATGAATGAATATACTGCAACAACAGCCACTACTACTGTTAGATCAACCAATATAATAGATACGATTGGCGGATATAACATGTCGGATAGTTATGGTAATAATGCTTATTATATTAATACTACAAATAGTTATATGCAGTTTACTCGTACTGCCGCTATACCAAAAGATGGAGGAGGGTCTTTTGTTAGTACATCAGGTCCATTATCTGTTACTAACTTTTTGTATAATGATCATACTTGGGAAGTTTGGTTCAGAATAGATGATAGAAATCCTGGAGGATACGGTGATGTAACTGAAGGTTCTAGTACGTTAGCACTTTATTCTGGATATCACGCTGGATTTATGTATACTGCTACTGTAATGTCATATGTAATATGGAATGGATCAGCTGGTCCTACTTGTGCATCATGGACTCTAGGTGATACTGGGGCTCAAATAAATCAAGGATCTTGGTATCAAATAGTAGTAACTAGATCAGGTAATGTATTTACGCCCTATATCAACGGATCTCCACTTGGATCAGGATCAACAACAGTAACCAGTGTCTCAGGAGTATTCACTAGTAATCAACTTTGGTTGGGAAAAACTCAAAACGTTGCTCCCGGAGCTAGTTTTTATTTGTTATACTCTAAGAATTCAGTAGCCAATATGAAAATGTATAACCGAACATTATCAGCTCCAGAAATTTCTCAGAATTTTAATGCATTAAGAGGGAGATTTGGAATATGAGTGCGTATGATGGACCCTACATAATAACCAATGGACTAAGTTTGTGTGTGGATGCTGCAAACATTAGAAGTTATCCAGGTACAGGTACAACTTGGACTGATCTGAGTGGTAATGGAAATAATTTAACTTTAACTAATTCACCAACTTGGAACAGTTCTGGATATTTTTCAACAGGTTTAACTGGATACTTTACTGGTGATGGGAGTGCATCAATACCCACAGGAAATTCTCCTTATACTATGATTTGTTGGGTAAGAGTTACTGGATCTTGGACAGATGGTAAAGGTATTATGTCCATTGGTGGATTTGATACAAATAATCAATCAAATGCATTAAGAACTTATACCAGTACTCTTGGATATTTGTCACATTATTGGTGGAATAATGATCTTGCAATTACAAATAATAATGCAGGATTGTCTGTGGGAACTTGGTTTATGGCAACAGCACAATTTGATGGGACCAATAGAAGAGTATGGGCAAATACTACTAATGTTGGTAGTGATACTCCAACTTCACATAATGTAACCTCAACTACAATTCAAGTTGCAAAAACATATTCAACAGAATATCTTCAGGGAGATATTGCAACTGCGCTAATATATAATAGAGGATTGAGTTTTACAGAGATACAAACAAACTTTACAGCCTTAAGATCACGTTATGGAATATGATAAATACATATGATAAATACATATGATAAATAATGCATTAGGATAAAGAATGGCAAATTCAGACAAAAATATAGTAATTACTCCAAACATAGGACAAACTACTGATCCAACTATTGTGTTTAGTGGGGCTAATTCTACACTTGCTGCTCAAAATATTACACTTACAACTCTTCCAGATAGTAATGGAACGTTAAGTTTTAGTGGAACAGCAGGTCAGTTATTGTCAATAACAAATAGTTTAACTGGTACTATATTTTCAGTCAATGATGTATCTGGTATACCTATCATTGAAGTATTTGCCAATAGCACTATTAGAATGACACAATATGGCGGTAATGTAGAAATTTATGGTAATTTGATTACGCCTAATCTGAATGTAGTTCTTAATGATATATCAAATCAATTTGACAATGTAACTTCAGTGTTTTCGTTGAAAAATAATCAATCTAATGTAACAAATATTGTAAATAGTAAAGATGTAAGTGTCACAGTAGGTGGGCAAACTTTGGCACCATATGTAACACAATTAACTTGGCCTTGGTTTGTAGACTATGATAGTTGGAGAGGATTTAGAATTAAAAGTGATTCAGTTAGTAGTAATGTTATCATTTATAATTCGCCAGCAATTGGCGATCAATCATCTATAATTATTACTGATAATTCGTCAACAATTCAAACACGCAGGTACCCGTTTGCCCCAGAAACAATCGCACTAGGAGATGAATAAAAATGGCAAAGAACGTTATAATTGAAAGATATACTTTTACCCCAGGAACTCGTACAGTACAAGTTATCGGTAAAAATATTCGTAGAGAACAACTATTGTTGATCACTAATACCACTACCGATACAGTGATCTATAATTTTTCGGACCCAAGTCTAGGTGCTAGTAGTTATGTTAACGCGGTGGATTCAACCACTGGTTTAGAAACTACCACCATTGTGTTGGCGTATAACACCACGGCTATGAACAGTACTGATAAAATTTCTGTCATGGTTGAAGAAAGTTACTACGAAGTTAAACCCAACGAAACTCTTAGAGATCCTGTAGACAAGTTACGAGTCAGTACACCTCAAGCCTTGATTGATACCGACTTTGAATATGGTATTCAACCAACTAAATGGGAAAGTCAAACTCTTGTAAACAATCGTCCATCATCATTCTATGATTCCAGTCAGGGTATCAGCAACGTGGCCAGCGTACCCACATATCGTGGCGCTTCAGGTTCTTATACCATGACCAACGTGACTGCCAGTACCACCACAGTCACAGTGACTATCAATAACACCACTGGTATTACTGTAGGCAGACCCATATTCATACAAGGTACGCTAGATACTGCTAATGCTGACGGATATTGGATAGTAGAAAGTGTAACAACCAACACTAGCTTTACCTATAGCGCAGTCACAAGTCCGGCCGCAGCTTTGTTTGATGCTACTAAAACTTATTTGTTTATTGCAGACTTTTTCACAGGTGCTGCTATTCCTGCTGCTACTAATTCTATTGTGTTGAATGGTACTATAGGCACAGTAACCACCACCAATCCACATGGACTACGAGTAGGCAGTGGTATTTTCATAATAGGTACTACAGGTGCTACTGGTAGACTAAACTCCAGTTGGACTGTGGCCACCACACCCACTGCAAACACATTTACTTTTGCTTGTACAGCTACCGGAACAATTACAGCAGTGCTCAACGCTTCACTTTATACTAGAACTCTGGGTTATATAGAACACAGACCTTTTGATGGAGGAGTACAAAGTAGTAATCAACTTCCATATCACGGCGGTCAAGTTATACGTCAGTCACGCCGACAGTTTCGCTATCAGTCTGGTAAAGCCATACAGTTCAGTACTGGAACTATTCTGAAACCAAATCTGACAATAAACAACATAACCAGTTCTGGCGCTACAGTAACAGTAACCACTCGTCTGAGTCATGGTCTAGGAGTTGGTGCTACAGTGATTATCACTGGAGCCGATCAAACTGCTTACAATGGAACATTTACTGTAACTGCGGTTACAAATTTTTATGTTTTTACATTTACAGCGTTAAGTACTCCGTCAGCAACACCTGCCACTGGTAACAATATTACTGTGGCTCCAAATTCTTGGTATGGAGGTCCAATTCGTGTAGGCATGTTTGACAGTCAGAATGGAGCATTTTTTGAATTTGATGGACAAACTCTGTGGGTAGTACGACGCAGTAGTACTCTGCAAACATCTGGAACATCATCAGTGACTCAAGACAGTCCCACTGTTACAGGCACTTCAACTAAGTTTTCTAGTGAATTTAAGCCAGGCGATTTTATTGTAATACGTGGACAAAGCTACATTATACAACATATAGCATCAGATACCAGTATGACTATTTACCCAGAATATCGTGGTGCTACAGCTATTAACTGTGTAATCAGTAGAACGGTAGACACACGTTTTGCACAGACCAACTGGAACATTGATCGCTGTGATGGAACAGGGGCCAGTCTTTACAACATTAACTTGGCTCGTATTCAGATGCTTTACATGGATTACAGCTGGTATGGTGCTGGTTCTGTGAGATTTGGATTTAAAAATAATCGTGGCGAAGTGATTTACTGTCATCGTATAATCAACAATAACCTCAACACAGAAGCCTATTTCCGGTCGGGTAACTTGCCGGCCAGATACGAAACCAGTAGTTTGCCTTATTACACATATTTGACAGCAACCTTGACATCTGGTATTACGGCAAGCATGAGTGTGGCTGATACTACATTTTTTGCACCATCGGGAGTGTTGGCAGTCATTGCATCAGCCACAACTGGTGCTATAGAGTACATATCCTATACTGGTAAAACAGCAACTACATTTACTGGTCTAACGAGAAATGTCATCAATCTAACTGGTCCTGGTGGTCTTACTGGTGGGGGTGGAACAGGAGTTGCCACTACATTTACATTCAGTGCAACAGCGCCTGTCAAAGTAGAACAATACAGTCCGCAAGTTGCGCCTGCGATCAATCACTGGGGTAGTTCAGTAATTATGGATGGTGGGTTTGACGATGACAAGCAATTTGAATTCGTGGCAGGTATGCGAAATGCCATTACCAACATTGGCGCAGGTGTCACACAACCACTAATCAGTCTACGTGTATCGCCTAGCGTAGACTCTGGTCTTGTTGGTACCATGGGCATACGCGAACTTCAAAATCGTATGCAGTTGGTGTTAAAACAATGCGGGGTTTATAGTACAGGTGCTAGTGTGTCGTTGTTGATTACGGGTCGTCTTAATGGTCGTCTTAGTGCTGGAACATTTCAAAACTTAGGTGGATCTAGTTTGAGTCAGATTGCATTTCATGCTAGTGGACAGACTATATCAGGTGGCGAAGACATTTTTGGATTCTTTACCAATACTCCGGGTGTAACTACTACAGCTTTGGATGGAGTTAGAGACTTGGGAACTAGTATTCTAGGCGGTGGTCTAAACAACAACGTGCCCACAGCCGACCAGGGTAAGTATCCAGATGGACCAGATGTGTTGACATTGTGTGCTACTAATATTACAGCAGTTGCAACTAACTCAGTCAATGCTCGTTTAGGTTGGACAGAAAGTCAGGCTTAAGGATACAGAACAATGAGCAGCAGACCGTATATTGTAAATCGTACTGCAAACACCCAGCCTGTTAGTCAACAGCTGGGTGATGAATGGTTTGATGCCAGTACAAATACATTGTACAAGCAAGTGGCTGTGGGCGGCACCACTGTGACTTCATCACAAGTTTTGATGAATATTAACAATGTGGTCCAGACCACTGGAGAGATTCGTTCTACTAATAATATAATTGCTTTTTACTCTTCAGATCGTAAATTTAAAGAGAACATTCAAGATATTCCCGATGCTCTTAATAAAGTATCAGCGATTGGTGGTAAAACATTTGACTGGACTGATGATTATGTTGCACAACGCGGAGGTGAGGACGGTTATTTTGTTCAAAAGTCAGACTTTGGTGTTATAGCACAAGATGTACAGTCAGTGTTTCCACAAGCCGTTCGTACTCGTGAAGATGGTACATTAGCAGTTGATTATGAAAAATTAGTAGCATTGTCATTTGCATCAATTGTTGAACTCAAGACAGAAATTGATGAACTTAAGAGTAAAAATGTTAAAAGTACTACTATGATTGGTTTAATAATGAATTTATTAAAGAATTTGAAGTGCAAATTTCTGAAATAAATTCTAATTAGATAAGGATACAGAAGCGTGACATTACCAACTACTGGTGCATTATCATTAAATGATATACAAACTGAATTTGGTGGAACTAACCCAATCAGTTTAAGCGAATACTATGCCGGAGGAGGTTTAGTAGCTACTGGCATATCTGGAACTAATGGCGCAGTACCAAGCTCTGGCGCAATTAGTATCTCTAATTTTTATGGTACTAATGCCGGTATTCTTGGGCAAACTTTTGCAAATCTAACTAATTTTTCAACAAACTTCACAGTATCAGATGTTACATCAAATATTAATAATACGGCTTGGAATGGATCTATATTTTTAGCTTTGAGTTTTTCAGCACCAAATTGGACTATTCGTTCATCATCGGATGGAGTTAATTGGAATACGGTTTCAAGTAATCTAAATGAATTACCTAATATTAACAGTTTACTCGCCCGCACCTTGCAACAACGACTTTACTTTGCTAATGGTAGATGGGTTATTACATCACCTTTAACACCATTATATTTCTATTCTTCAAATAATGGTGTAACATGGACCTCAGGCACTTTGGCAGCAGTATTTGGCGCGTTCGGACCAAACAATATACAGATGGCATATTCTTCTAGCTTAACCCGTTGGTGTGTTGTTGCATATGGCGGCGCTGCAGCGTATTCCACTGATGGTATTACGTGGACAAGTTCATCAGCGTCATATGCTGCACAAGTTGCTTTAGCTCCAAATAATGGTGGAACTAAGATTGGCGGTTGGGGATGTGTTTGGAATGGAAGTCGTTTTATAAGCTTTGGCTACTCTTCAAACGGTTCTGGTAGTTTTTATCAAATGATAGCAATTACATCTGATGACGGTATTACTTGGGCGTATAGGTCTGGATGTGCTACTGCTTATGGAACAGCCGACTTTGGGACCCCAAGTGGTCCAGCTTCAATAACATATGACAATATAACCTTTTGCAGAACACCTGGATACCCAACTGTTTACACATCTGATGGAATCAATTATACAAAAATGTCTACTAGTGCTATTGGGGGACAGTTTGATATATTAAAATTGGGATCAACTTACGTAGCTGTTTCGCAACAGCGAATTGCAACATCAACAGATTTAGTTAATTGGACAACCAGAGTAACTTTTTCTACTACTCAGTCACCAGCACAACTTTCTAGATCATCAAGTCAGATATCATATACTGGTTCTATCGGACTATACTATAGATCAACAGATGGGACCACATTTCCAATTGGGTCACTTGGAAATTTAGCCATGACCGTATCTGGTATTATAAGAAATTCATCGACGGGATTGACAGTTGTTGTTGGAAATAATGGTACTTGTGCCACATCAACAAACAATGGAAGTACATGGACTTCACAACCTGGTTTAGCAGCAATTGCTGTAACCAACACCACTTCTTTGGCAAGTCTTAAATCTATTAATTATAATGGAATAAATTATGTTGCAACTGGTCTGGAGGGATCAGGCGAAACTTGTTTTGCTTGTTATTCTCCTGATGGAATTACATGGACTCGTTCAAACAGTTTTACTTCCGTTACCAGTTTCCTCTCGTCATCTACTACTAATTTGGTGTGGAATGGAACAACATTTTTAGTTGGCGAATCGCGCGGCTCCAGCCCTAGAGTCGTTCGTTCAACCAATGGTATTACTTGGACATTCTCATCTCCTGGATTTCCTAGTTTCCAAGCAAACTTTGCCAACGGGCATGCATTAGCATGGAGTCCCACATTAGGCTTATTTATTCTTACTAATGGACTAAGTTCATCTAGCAGAGCGTTAAGTACATCACCTGATGGTATTACTTGGACAAATCGGTCTACTGCATTCAACGCAGCCTACTCATCGTCAACAATGACCCCGAACTCTATTGCTGTAAGCACGAACAGTTCTCTGATAGTGGTAGTCGGTTCCGAAGGTAGTTGTGTTTCGTCAATTGATGGAATTTCTTGGACAGCGCGGCCTGGTCTTGCAGCGGTAACTACACAAAACATAACCACAATTGGTTGGACTGGATCTTTTTTTATTGCTAGCGGATTACTTGGCACGTGCGCTACATCAACAGACGCAGTTACATGGGTTTTAAGACCTAACTTCACTACAGCTTTTGGATCATCTCAATATCCTATATATTCATATTACAACGGATTTCAATTTTTTATTTTGGGATCTGGTGCAAATATTGTTAGATCACCCTCTTGAAAAGGAAATTAAAATGAAAATTAAACAAATACATTCAATGTTTTGGGCCAACCCTGAACATACTGCAGTTGGATTGAATGCAGATACAGATGAAGAAAATAATCTGATTATTGGAACTCCATATGATGGAACCTCAATTATTTGGGAAGCAGTACAAGCGTATCCAGTAGATCAAATTTTTGAACATACAGAACTGTGGAAATTGAATGGAATTTTGGATACTGATGAACCTATAAATCCGCCCGCCTCATAGCGTCACATATTTTTATAAATCAATCATCTAAATTTTAATTTTCTGTCACTAAGTTTCATATTAAATATATGTATGAAACCTATCGGCGGAACAGAATTACTTTACAATAACTTAATTAAATATACAGGAACAGATTGGTCTGATCAGATCAATTTGATTGTTTCTGTTTGTTATGAAGGTCTAATAGATCCAAATCGTGCAAACATTGTTTGGCAACATCTATCATACGATCAACAAAATATTATCGGTATGTTATATAAAAATTTTACCGATAATATAGATAAATTTGTTTATGTATCTGAATGGCAAAAAAATCAATTTCAAAATAGATTTCCAGTAGATGAATCTAAAAATCTAGTTATCAGAAATGCCATTGAAGATATTGAATTTAAATATAAACCAACTGATAAAATAAGATTGATTTATACCAGTATGCCTAATCGTGGATTAGAAGTATTACTAGACGCTTTTCAACTACTCAACAGATCGGATGTTGAATTGACAGTCTATTCATCCAATATTATCTATGGTAAAGGATATGCCACTAATTCACATATAGAACAATTGTTTCATCGTTGTCGTACAATGAAAAATGTTATCTATAAAGGTTTTGGTATGAATCAGGCAGTTAGATATGCACTTCAACAATCTCATATATTAGCCTATCCAAGTATATATGAAGAAACAAGTTGTTTATCCGCTATTGAAGCCGGCGCAGCTGGTTGTCGTATAGTAACAACTAATTATGGGGCATTATCCGAAACGTGTGATGACTATGCCACATATGTAGACTATAGTGATGATAGACAAGAACTCACACACAATTATTCTCAAGCTCTAAATGACGCTATAAATAATTATTCCAGTGAAGGTCTATTAGAACAAAGTGATTGGTTCAATCTAAGATATTCATGGAATATTCGTAAAACAGAATGGAATAAATTTTTTGGTGAATTATGCGTAAAGTAATGATTGGCACACCATGTTATGATGGTAGAATTGATGTTTGGTATGTCAATGCTTTAATGAACACTATTAAAATGGCTATTAAACGTGATATTGAAATTATACCTATGTGGGTAAGTTTTGATGCATTACTTCAACGTGCACGTAATGATACTATTCATGTTGCCTTAGAATCTAATGTAGATGATTTAGTTTGGATTGATAGTGACATTGAATGGCAACCAGAACAATTTTTCAAACTATTAGATTATCCAGTTGATGTAGTAGGTGGTACCTATCGCAAAAAAGGTGATAAAGAAGAATATGTTGTTAGACAATTACAGAAGAAACCACGAGATCCAATAACTAAATTAATTGAAGTTGATGGTCTTGGTACTGGGTTTGTAAAATTTAGTAAAGTTGCCATGCAACATTTATGGGACGTAAGTAAATCATATATGGATCCAAAAGACGACAAAGAACGTAGAATGATATTTGATGTTGTGATTCAAAATGTCGCCGGTGTAGATCAAATGATTAGTGAAGATATTCATGCATTTAATAAACTTAAAGATGGTGGATTTAAAATTTGGTTAGATCAAGAAATCACTTGTAATCATATTGGTCCATATAAGTTTACAGGTGACTTTGAAAAATGGTATAATAAAACAGTTCACATTACTAAACCAATCTTACCAGTAATGAAAAAACAATTATGAATAAACAATTTATTATGATGTCCGGAATTCCCAGATCAGGAAGTTCTGTTCTAGGATCGTTATTAAATCAACATCCATTAATTCATTCCAGTACTACTAGTCCAGTTATTGATTTAATAGAAATCATTGACAATAATTGGAATAATATTTCAGCTGCATATGTCAACAGACATCCAGATCAATACGGAAATATTATAAATGGTATGATCGCAGGTGCCTATCATCATATAGACAAACCTGTTATCATTGATAAAAATAGATTATGGCCTAGACACGGTAAGTTAATGATTAATGCATTAGGATCAAAACCAAAAATCATCTGTACGGCTAGAAGTATACCAGAAATTCTATCATCTTACATCTTGTTGATTAATAAAAATTCAGATAAAATTACATTTGTAGATCAAGATTTAATTGACAATAATTTAGCAATCAATAACAAAAATCGTTGTCGTATATTGTGGGAAAAATATATCAATCATCCATATACAAGTTTCAGAATGGGATACAATTCATTTGACATTGATATGTGTATTGTTGAATATAATGATATTGTTAATAACAGTCAATATACAATGAATAGAATTTGTGAATTTATTGGTATAGAAACATATCAAGTTGATATTAATAATATGCAATCAATGTTAGAAAATGATGATTATCATGGTGGTTTAAATGGATTACATGATGTCAGATCAGTAATGGAACGAGTGAGTCCAGAACCAGAATTAGTCATTGGTAAAGAATTGACAAAATTATATACAGATATGAAATTGGATTTTTGGAATAAATCATGAGACCAATAGTATTTTTAATGATCACTACAAAAAAGTCTGATCATTATACTGATTTGGCTATTTCAAGTTTTTTTAGATTTACTAAATTAAAATCAAATGATGTATTTTACTTGATTGATAATGATCAGATAGTTACTACTCAAAGACCAAATGTTACTGTAATTGTCAATGAACAACCAAAAAGTTTTGCCAAAAATATCAATGATATTATTAGTATATCTGATGGTAAGGATCTTATTATTCTAAACAATGATATTGTTTTTACTGAAAATTGGTTACAACCATTAACTCAACATAATAATGTTATTGTTATATCTAGTTGTAATCAAACACATGAATATACTACAGATCAATTAACATTGACAAATTCAATGTCAATGAATCAATTTGATAATAATTTTTATACTTTAAGTGATATTGTTAGACGACATAAACAACTTAATCCAGCTGGATTTTATGAAAGATTATTAATGCCATTTTATGCATTTAGATTACCTTATGAGATATATTCTAAGATAGGATTATTTGATGAAAGTTTTGGTGTAGGTGGTGGTGAAGATGTTGATTATAGAATTCGTGCAATTCAATTAGGATTCAATGTCAAATATACTACACAATCATATCTATTACATTTTCAAGGTAAATCATTATGGGACAGTGGTGAAACCTCTGATGAAACTAAACAAAGAGACAAAATATATTTTGATAGATTCATTGAAAAATGGGGATCAGATTTATCAAATCTGTTACTAGTAGGTGGACAACCTCAACCAATTGTTCAAAAATATTTATTAGAAAATAGTACAATAACTGAAATGATTAAAACTTTATTATCAGTTAGAGATGGAAATAGTATAGTATCATTGAAAGACGTATCGGCATATGGTTTACTATCATATATCAAAGAGTTAGGTACTGATCTTATCGGATGTGAATTAGGTGTTTGTAAAGGATATACTCTTAGACATTTCTTTGATTTGGCACCAGAGATTAGTAAAGTATATGCTATTGATAGTTGGACACCATATATGGATTGGTGGGGACCAGTTACACAATCAATGGTAGATCAATGGCGTGAATATGCTATGAATCTATTAAATCCATATATGGATAAAATAGAATTATTAGAAATGGATGCTACTACGGCAGCATCCTATATACCAGATCAAAGTTTAGATTATATCTTTATTGATGGTGATCATAGTTATTCAGCAGTAGTTAGAGATTTAGATAATTATTGGGATAAAGTCAAAACAGGTGGTATATTTGCTGGTCATGATTGGAATTTACCAGCAGTAAATCAAGCAGTTAATGAGTTTAGACAAAAGAATAATATTACTAATGAGATCAGATTTACACAATCTAATGTTTGGTTTTGGTACAAATAAAATATTTGAATGTCATTGTTATGATGTAAATAATAGTAAGTTTTATTATAAGAGAGTTAAACAATGAAAAAGATATTTTGGATTGATGGTGGTGCTGGTCGTGCAATTGCAGCAATTCCAGCACTTATTAAATTTGGTAAATTAAATCCAGATGTTGATTGGGCAGTTATGGTAGCCGCATGGGATTTCTTATATTGGGGTATTCCAGAACTACAAGACAGAACATATGGAATTGATACTAAAGGTGTATTTGACAATGTAATTAAAAATGCAGATCAAATTATTACACCAGAACCATATCGTTGTCCAGCTTATTTTAGACAAGAGATTAGTTTAGTAGAAGGATTTGATAGAGAAATTAATAATACTAAAGATCATAGTGATTTAGGTATACCAGTTCTTAAATTTAATCAACAAGAAGTTATGGTAGCAAAGAATACACTTGAAGATTTGAAAGCTGCACAGAAAAAACAAAAAACAGTAATCTTTCAACCATTTGGTCGCGGTGCCAAAATAGATAATCGTCAAGGTGTATTTGATGAAGAATCACGTAGTTTAAGTCAGAAAGATTATCTCTATCTTGTTAAGAAAATTGCCATGAGATATAATACTATTTTCTTTGGTGAACCAGATTTTCAATTGAAACAAGATACAGTATCACAAAAATATACATGTGATCTTAGACAATGGGGTGCATTGGTTCAAGAAGCCGATTATTTTATTGGATGTGATAGTGTAGGTCAACATATGGCTCGTGCAGTTGGAACTCCAGGTACTGTAATTTTTGGTAGTACATTTCCAATCAATACTAGTTATCCAGATTATTTTAAAATCATTGAAACACAACAAGTTAGAAAATATACACCAATACGTATTGCCGGATTAGATGCCACTTTAAGTAATAGATTAAATGAAGGAACAATTAATTTTACAACAAAAGAACTAGACGATATGTTTAATACTATTGTTGCAGATATTGAGAAAAAGGTACGATAATGGGATATACAATTTTAGCAATTAATCCAGGACATAATGGATCAGCGGCATTAGTAGTTGATGGTGAATTAGTATACTATACAGAAGAAGAACGACTATCTAGAAGTAAATATGATGGTAATCCATTTAAGGCTATTGTTCATGTATTGAATAATCATGTAGTTGATGAGTTAATTATTGGTGGTACTAATTCACAATTACCACAATTACCATGGACTGGAGAAGATCCATATACAGCATTGGTTAGAAAAAGTTGTCCAAATGTTAAAGTAACAAATCTTGGACATTTACATCATTTGGGTCATGCTAGTGCCAGTTTTTATAGTAGTGGTTTTGATACTGCTGCAGCCGTAATTGTAGATGGTGCTGGTTCAGTACATCAAGAACAAATTGGAGAAAATGGTCCAATTGCATCTGGATACGAAACTGAATCAATTTACTACTGTTCATATCCACATGAGTTTAACGCTGTATACAAGCGTTATAGCGATGGTAATGCCATGTACTATGATAATGGTATACAAGAGTTTGATAATACTGTAACCATTACTAAAGCCTATGAGGCCGTATCAGATTATCTTGGTTTTGGATTTATTGAAGCTGGTAAAACTATGGGTCTAAGTCCATATGGTACAGAAGATGTAGATATTCCAGATTTCTTTATTAATGGAAAAGGTAATAAGAACTTATTGATTCCTAGATATCCTGCTGGTGCACATATTGACGAGAATCATAATCCATACTTAAAACGATTTAATGATCCAAAAGAATGGCATAATGATTTTTCATTATGTCGTGATATTGATAAGAATTTGGCATATAAGATTCAAAGACAAACTGAAGAACAAATGATTGCTCTTATTGAAAAGGCAATTGATATTACTGGTGAACGTAATATTATTATTAGTGGTGGATTTGGTTTAAACTGTGTGGCCAATTATAAGTATGTTAAACATTTTCCCGATATTAATTTCTATATTGATCCAATTGCACATGATGGTGGAACTGCTATTGGTTTAGCCAAATATGCTTGGCATAATCACTCAAATGAAGTACAATTAAGAGAGTTAACTAGTGTATATCTTGGTGTACATCCAAACTATGATCAGTTAGATAATTTATTACAACAAGTACCAAATCTTAAAGTATCAGATGTATCATATGATACTGTAGCACAATTGATTGATGATGGTAATATTGTTGCTTTATTTCAAGGTGCCGCTGAAGCTGGACCGCGAGCATTAGGTAATCGTTCAATATTATTTGATCCACGTAGAGTAGATGGTAAAGATTTTGTTAATCAAGTTAAACGTAGAGAATGGTTTAGACCATTTGCTGGTAGTGTTATGGAAGAACATGCTTCAACATGGTTTGATATGGCTGGAATGAAATCAAGTCCATTTATGATGTATGCAGTTGATGTTTGGCCAGATAAAGTAAATGAAATTCCTGCCGTATGTCATGTAGATAATACATGTCGTGTTCAAACTGTTACTGAAGCACAAAATTTACATTACTATCGTTTGATTGAAGCATTTTATAATAGAACACAAATTCCAATGGTAATGAATACAAGTTTTAATTTAGCTGGTCAACCATTAGTAGAAAGTTTAGTTGATGCTTTTGTAACTATTCTGAATAGTGATATTAATTATTTGTATTTGCCAGAAATTGGAAAACTAATTAGTAAATAATGAGAAAATATAATTTCATATCTGGATTGCCTCGTAGTGGTACAACACTATTAAGTGCAATTTTAAAACAAAATCCTAGATTTACTGCTGGTATCAGTGATGTAATACAAGGATATGCAACTGCAATTATAGATTCTACTAATACATCTGTTGGAATAGATACTACTATTACAATTGAAAAACGTAAAGAAATTATTAGAAATATATTTGATACATTTTATAATGAAAGTAATGAAGTTTGTTTTAATACGAATCGTGGTTGGTCTGGAAGTACATCATTATTAAAAGATTTATATCCAGATTTTAAAATGATTATATGTGTTAGAGAAATACCATGGATTTTAGATAGTTTTGAACAATTAAACTCTAAGAATCCATATACAGTTAAAGCATTATATCATCATCAACCGAATTTATCTGTATATGAACGAACTAATATGTTAATGGGTAATTTACCTAATTTTACTGGATATGTTGCTGGGCCATTAGCAA